CCGCCAGGCGGGACCGGAACAATCATGCGAATCGGCTTGGACGGAAACGGCTGAGCACCGGCCTGGCCCGGGCTGAGCAACGCCCCGGCCAGCGCCAGCAACAGCGCGGTCATTGTTTTTTTCATGCAGTGTCTCCTTGTTGCGAACATACGTTCTCGTTCGTTGTTGTGCTGCGTTCAATAGTTTTATTTTCAAAAATCAATCATATAATCATTATATAATTAATGTCAATGCTTCAGGAGCATGTGAATCCCTGCGTTACAGGTATACTTGTCGCCATGTCTTCATCCCAGTTACGAAACTTTCATCAGCAAATAGTCGATGCTTTAGGCAGCAGTATTGTTGCCGGGCATTTTGCCGAAGGCATCCAGCTGCCCACCGAACCAGAACTGGCCAATACTTATGGCGCCAGCCGCCTTATTATCAGAGAGGCAATGAAAAGCCTGGCTGCCAAAGGCCTGATATCAATCCGGCCGCGCACCGGCACACATGTACTGCCACGCAGCAAATGGAATCTTTTCGATCCCTCGGTACTGGATTGGTACGCACGATTGCCGCCAGACAAAAAACTGATGGCCGACCTGATGGAACTGAGGCAGGCTATTGAACCCCAGGCTGCGCATCTGGCCGCGTTGCGCGCCGAGCAAACAGATATCGAGGCATTACAGCTTGCATACCAGGCCATGGCTTGCGCAAACAATCGGGCGGACTATATCGAAGCCGATTTACGTTTTCATGGCGCGGTCGTACACGCGAGCGGCAACGTTTTCTTCCGGCAATTGGAAATGGCATTATCTGCAGTGTGGACCATGAGTTTTCGGGCATCCAGTGACCAGTGGGGTCCGGATCCCCAGGCACTGAAGCTGCATAAGACACTGCTGGATGCAATCGGTGCCGGCGACCCCATGGCTGCGGAAAATGCAGTGCTGGCACTGATCGACAGAGCGGTAATGCGGATCGGCGAATGACTCGTCGCCCAACCGGGCCCAGGATAATCGTAAAATAGCCGATTGAACGCCAGAATACCTTAAACAACCTATCACTCATGCCAGCAGAAACCAGTAAAATTGCGACTCCCGGCCACACTCCCATGATGCAGCAGTACGTTTAAGCGAACCATAAGCGATTGTTTTAAAACAAAAACATGGCAGTATTGTCTAATATCACTATGCCTTATGCACCACTAATTGTCCTTATTTATCAAGGCTCGACGATTTTGTATTAGACAGGCTTTTTCAGCTGCACTGCTATAATTTCGCTACGGTACCGCTACTGTGCAGTTTAGAAAAGGCGATATTCAACGTCGCCCGCAGGAGCAGCAATCTGCGCCATTAACGGGTTACTGATCAGGGAGGCAGCTAATGTGCGGAAGAATCAGCCAGAGCCGTGAGCCGGACGAGTACTTTGCCAATATTTTCACTAATATGCATGGCCTATTCTCGCTCGAGCGGCCCTACGCAACGCATAACGTGCCACCAGGCAGCAAACCACTGGTTATCCACCAATTGACAGGGGAACCTGCTATCGGGCGGTGGCACTGGCAATACGTTCCGCCTTGGGCCGAGAAAAAATATGTCACACCAAATGCCACTATCGAAAAGATAATGTCAGGCTCCAATTGGTGGGCCGGGCCGCTCAAACATGGAAGGATGATCGCGCCGGCGGACGGATGGTATGAATGGACCGGAGAGAAACCGAATAAACAGCCGTGGTATATCCGCCCGAACGACGGGCAACCGCTATGGATGGCGGCAATATCAGGCTGGCGGGCGGATCTACCTTGGGATGAATCCGAAATGACATCGGGCTTTGTAGTAGTGACTGATCAATCTGCCGGCGGCATGGTCGATGTTCATGACCGCAGACCTATCATTCTGAGCACCGAACACGCACGCGAATGGATGGATCCGGCCACCACCGTCGCCCAGGCAAAGGAGCTATTATCAGTGGCCCGGCCTGAAAGTGCCTTTGAATGGTATGAGGTGACAAAACGGGTGGGCAATTCGAATTATCAAGGCGAAGATTCTAAAAAACCGATCAATAAAAATATTGACAACTAGCGCATTATGCGCTAATATAACACTCATGGATAACGCACGTCGCGCAGTCCGATAACCCGAAAGGAAGCCTAAAATGGAAAAAACATTGAACACCGTCAAGACTGAAGCGGAAATCGCTAAATTGATGGCTGAGACCGTCAAGCTGAATGCAGAAGCAGCCAAGATGCAACGCGAACGCAACTGGCACCCTCTGATGGTCGGTGCTGCACTGGCTACCACAATCATAGCCGTGAGCAAACTGTTCACGTAATCACAGGATACCCCGCCCACGCGGGGTTTTATATTTATGGACTATACCCCACCAAGCGCCGACGATTTGCAGCGCCTGAAAACCGACCTTGATTACACAGGTAAGCAGATGGCTGCGCTGGCATGTGTTGGTGAACAACATTGGCGCAAGTACACCGGCGGGGCTGATCCCAAGGCCATGCCTTACCCTAATCTGTTCCACCTTGCCGCCCATTTGGCACTTTCACCAGAGGAGCTTGAGCGCATATATAACCACATGCGCGAAATTGGCGCGCAATTGTCCGGTACCACCGGGGCAGTGACTGGAGTCATCGACGGGAAGTAAGGATCGCCTGCCTATAATGAATTACCGATAAGCCTGACATAGGGTCAGGACATCACAACAAAAAAGGTAATTCAATGAAATTTTGCATGAAAATAGATATCCCAACCAGAAATTACCCAATGCGTTTCAACCTCACGCATACCTCAACTGGATGGAATTATTCCCACTTTGGCAATCAAGGCCGGTGCGAACCAAACTGCGCGCCGCTCTTGTACAAAGACCTTATTGGGTATTCGATCGAATGGCCATTAGATATCGAAGAGCAGATTGAAACGATATGGGAGGGTATACAGGCTAAGCGCCTCACTGAAGCCGAGGCGCAGGTAAAACTGCAAGAAATAGCGGACACCTTATAGCCCCTTCTGAGGCTCGCAGACAGACCCTGAGAGCGCTATTTTGTAATTTATCGGTTACAATATGGGCTGTCAGCATCGAATGCAGGCAGCTCCAAACCCTCAAAAAAACACTAACTATAAGAGAACAACAAATGGTCGAATATCCAGTAAGAGTACCGACACGCACATATCGCGGCAAAGACCCTAGAAAACGGGCAAAAAACAATGAACATAATCTCCATGCGCATAAGCTCGAAGAAGCCATAAACGAACTAGTTGCACAACAGGAACGTCGAGTACAAGCGTATACGTGGGGCATGTTTACTCAAGCTACTGGTCTTTCGATTGATCAAATTCGTGACGTCGGATTCGCAATCGACTGCGGGAGTAACGGGGTCACCGTATACAGACCAGAACTCCCTGAGTAATCGGGCCGGTTTTTATCTGTCCTTGGCCGACCCGTTTGCTTTTAGAACAGGCCGGCCGGATCTTGTTTTACATCCCAACTGAAGATTATCACCTCGGAGCGGTCCGCCCCTTCCCCTCCCCCGACCGTATATTTGATATCCGTCTTTTCAATAATAAAATCCTTAAAAAGTGCCCGGATATCCGGATGATCGTTCAATGTGACGATGGCCTTGCCTTGCAACTTACGCATGGCCTCGGCCAGCAGCTCGTACTGCTCCCATCCAAAATCGACCCCATACCCTTCAGTCTGCCAGTACGGCGGATCCATGAAGAAAAACGTGTGCCCTCGGTCGTACTTCTTCACGCAATCAACCCAAGACAAGTTTTCAACATAGGCGCTGGCCAGCCGCAAATGCGCCATTGAAAGTGTTTCCTCGATGCGCAGCAGGTTCAGGCCCGGCGGTGCCGTCGTGGCCGTGCCATAGGTTTGTCCCTGGACTTTGCCGCCAAAGGCAGAATGCTGCAGATAATAGAACCGGGCGGCGCGCTGAATGTCCGTCATCGTCTCTTCTGGCGTTATCTGTAGCCACTTGAATATTTGCCTGCTCGACAGCGCCCATTTAAACTGCCGTACAAACTCTTCCAGATGGTGTTTAACAACCCGATATAGGTTGACCAAATCCCCGTTTACATCATTCAGAACCTCGACCTCCGCTGGCTGCTGCCGCAAGAAAAACATTGCAGCGCCACCGGCGAACGGTTCGACATAGCATTGGTGAGGCGGGAAATAAGGCAATAGCCTATCGGCCAGGCGTCTTTTGCCACCGATCCATGGAATTATTGGCATACTCATTGAACATCCTTCATACGTTGTTACGCGGTGACTCACCGTGGCTTCATGCAAAACCTGGCATAGTCCCCGTTGTGCTTAGACGCTTGTCGCTGGATTGCGGTCGGCGTATCCTTCACCTCTTGTGCCGATCTGAAGATGATCGGCATAGCAATTTGGCAGTAATCAATCCCGGCCGGCACCTTCCTCTGGGTTCCGCACCCAGTCACGAATAAGCCCAGCAGTAATATCACTGTCAGATTTGAGACTCGTTTCAATTTCATTCTCCCGAGCGGCGACGCGCGCCGCTGCCTGTTGAACATAAGCTTCGGCGTCTCGCGCCTGGCGCTCCTCGGCTTTACCGGTCGATTTGACCTTGAAGTAAGCGCCAAACAGGGCAAGTGCGACAGCCGCCGCCCCGCCTATCCAGCCCCAAAAGGGCGATAAAAGAGAGATCAGGGCGTCCATGCTATACCTCGGCGTAAAAAGGCGGCTGTAGGCCCGCGTTTAGCGTTTCCCGCACCTTGGCGGCGGCTTCCTGCTTGGTAATCAGCCCGTTTTTGTTTACGTCCAATCCTTTATTCTGGGTATAAGCCAGCGTTCCACTGCGGAATAGGACATAGTCAGGCTCTTTTCCAACCGCTACAGGCCATAGAATGGCCATGTACAGGTCTTCAAGTGTTTTCATCCTGCCTTTGTAGGGCTGGAAGTACTTTTCGACCCAGTCCAGCTGCTCAAGTGCCGACATGGTTGCCAGCGCAGCGGTAGTGGTCCCCATCCCCTTGGCGGTAGCCGCCATGAACTGGATCAGCCCGGTCCCACTGCTACCCGCCATGTTCCGGGCGCCGGGTAGAAACCGCATCTTCGGCCCCGTCTCCCACGCCATGCAAGCCATCAAATGATCTGGGTTCACTCCCAGCCGGATCGATATGTCGATCACCTTCAGGCAGAACTCCCTCGTCACGTTGTTGTGGCCCGCCCAGGCCAGCCATCGCTTCGGCGACATATTCTCGGCTTCGCTCAATGAGCTTGTATTGTCGGATGATGCGGGCGAACCAGGACGCGGCGATAAGGACATATCCGGTGTATCTTGCGAATTCGACCGGGAGAATAGATTTAAGATCGTCTGGAATAGACGCCCAAATATGGATTGCAACATCAGGGAACCCCTCAAAAAAAATGAGCACCGCAGTGCCCAGGATAGAAAGACGGATAGACCACAATCTCCAGCCGTCTTTCCAGTTTGAAATTAAAGTAAACATGCCTTGCTCCTAACAAAGATCACCAAAGATGTCCTTTCCATAGCACTTCTGCTTCGGGACTCTCTTCGTGGGTAACTGCCGGACCACGCCGGCAGATTGCTTTGACTTCTTCACGGCCTGGCCGGCCTGGACCGCCGCCCGGTTCGCTGTGGTAGCCGCCCGTTTAGATTGGGTGACCGCGTTGTCAACCTGATCGGTCAACTTGTCCAGCTTTTCGACGCTCTCCGACGCCTGGTCAACGAGCAGCGGCAATCGCTGCTCGATGATTCCCGTCAGCTGGCCGATATACCGGTCACGCTCGGTCAGGGCTTTGTTTTTCTCTTCGCGCAGCTTGATAAAGTCATTGCGCGAGACTTGGAGATCGGCCCGAGCGTTTCCAATCTCTATCGCGTGCAGCTCAGCCACCTCGCGCTTATCAAAGATGTGGTATCCGATAGCTGCCCCACCAAAAAACAGGCCGCCGATCAGCACCAACGCTGAGATAAACAGCCCGGCTTTTACGTCATCGCTCAAATCGTCGAACTTCATTTCTTCCCCTTCAACAGATGGATTTCGTCAGTAAGCCGCTTAATCAATGCTGATTGCTCAGCAATTAAGGCGGATTGGTCTGCAATCTTCTTACTGGCCAGATCAAGCTGATACTTCATCAACTTCATTTCGGTGGCCATTTCCCGGTACCCGTCCTCGCGTAGCCGCGAAGCTGCCAACTCGCTGCGGAGAAGCGCTATTTCTTCCCTTTGCTCCTTGAGCATGTTGATATGCGAATTGCTATTGGTAGATATAGCCTTCAAGCCTGCTGTAACCACTGGAGCAGCAAATTTCGCCAGTCCTTTCCACAGGCCCACGGCCGCACCCACAGCCGCAGTGCCACCGACCACCCACCCCCCTAACTGACCAACATATTTAAAGAACTCATCGTTCACTTATCGCTCCATGAAAAAAGCCCCGACCTGAGCCGGGGCTATGCGTTTATAATCACCATGCAATTGAATGTTGACTGTCAGAGGACTTCGTTCACGTGTCGCCCCGGTCCAAACCCGGGGCGCTTTTTTTGTTCTGTAGGGTAATCCCGTATTGGTCAACATTTGACCAGTCTTGTAATATTTACGCCGCAAGGCAGTTATTCGAGTAGCCGTCTTGTAAACGCCCCTGCCCAATTCATCCAGGGGCGTTTTCTTGCATTGACGTTTATTAAATTGACTGCCTCAAGCTCCAAGTGTTAATTTGGCGTCGTGTGCAGGTCTCAGCGCAAATGGGAACCACTGCGCACCGCCCCGTTAATGTCCTTTTCGGGGCGTTTGTTTTTGTGCTTACTCGCTCGGCGCGGGTTGCACAATAGTTCCGCCCTCGAAGTAAAACCGGTCGGCGGCCAAGAAACCCCGCTTATACCTGGGCAAATCCGCCGGCGCCACCAGCTCCACATCTTCACTCTGTGCAACCACAAGCATCTGCTCGATCCAGGCAGCGACGTCTGTCGGTATAGCCCCCTTTACCACAATGCTGCACTCGCCCAGTGGCTTGCCGCCCTGGTTCATCGCCTCCTCGCTATAGAACGACTGCACATTAGCCACCGCGACGCCCTCTTCCCCATACACGAAATAGGACTTCAGGACGTGGTGCTGCATTGGTGCTTTGTATGTGGTATTGATGATCGTTTTTTGAATGGCCATGGTTAATCCTTTTTAAATGTGTCTTTGATTCGAGTGATCTGATCCAACCAGGCCACTGTTTCGGGTGGGAACTTCGTTCCGCGTTTCTTTAGGTGCATAAACCCTTTGTAAATGGCGTCGAGCTGATCGCCGAGATCCGGGTAGCCGCTCCGTCGGTGAGGGATTGGATCCTCTTTATGGTTGATTTTCATAGGTGAACTCCTTATCAAGATATGGCCAGGCACGCACTGCGATACGGTAAGTAATCGGAAAATCCAACCCCAACTCGGCTTGATCGTCGTCACAGTCGTAAATGTCGTCGTTTATCTGAATTTGGCACGGGACGGGCAAATTTCGCAGCGTGGTACCATCAAGCACCGTGTCCTGCGTAGGACGATCAACAACCTTTCCGCCCTTAACGTAGTGGGTTGCCCCAGATCCGACCCCTTCGATTAAATTAGGGTTTGTTCTGTTTGCCTCGTAGGCATCCGGCCACAATTGCATGGCAGCAATGATGCGACCGTTGGCGTCGTGTTCAATATATGGTTTCTGATTCATCGTATTTACCTGAAGAACGTAAGAATGGTGGCGCTAATGGCAGCATTTTGTGAGGTTGGTGTCGAATTCCCAGAATCCGGAAGTTTCAACACAACCTGGGCATTCGCGGGAATGGAATCGAGCACCATCACCTTGCGGTCCGACCAGTCGCCTACCGCGATATTTTTTTCAATAAGCAAATTGCCACCAACCCAGAATTGCTTATTTGCCTGATTGGGCGCGCCTGAACCAAAGTTGTAGTGACAGATAATCACCGCTACACATGGCTCTGTATTCCCCAGATTCGCAGACCATAGCCATGTACCGCCGGGGGTTCCTCCGGGGATGGGGACATCTACGGCGTAGTTATTCCCGACCGTGACAGACCCGTGTGCCAGCTGCAGCCGATTGATTACAGCAGTACCTTTGATCTGAACATTTCCGTCGCTGTAAGCCTCAAACATCGGCGTCACGATGCCCATTTGCGTGGGCGTCATATAGATACGACAATTGTTCGACACCAGATCCATGCTGGCATTGCCGTTAGCAAGTGTTTCGAAGAAAAACCCGTTTTTCCCATCAGAAAACACTTTTCCAGAGGTGCGAATACACCCGTACCCATTTGCACCACCGACGTTATAGGTGCCGCCTGTGATCTTGTCGGCCGTCAGCTTGCCTATAACTGCATCGTTGATGAACACCTGGCCATTTGATACGACGAATGGCGAAAATAGCTCCGTGCCAGATCCTGACCAAACAGCGAAGCGGTCAGCCCATACGTTGTAAGAAGACTGGAAGCTCCCTGTGTCCGGATCGTATTCAATCCCCGCGCCAGTACCAGCAACGACCCTCGTGCCATTTGCTAGTATTTGCAGCTTCTGCGTAATGGTTGCAGACATGCGGCCGTTTGCCTCGACGATGGCCTCACTATTGGTCTGAGCCGAGGCCACCGCCTGGTCTGCCTTGCCATCTGCACTATCGGCCTTAGCCTGGACTGTCGAAATGTCCTGCGCCATAGCGCCCAGGGCATCAGCGCGCGTGTTCCTCTCTGTGACTATATCCGCCGCGTTTTGTGCGGTGCGAGGGTCTGTCACGCTCTGCCATGTCGAACCGCTGTACCGGCTGACTTCGTTATTTTTCCCCGCTGCCGTGTTGTACCAAAGATCGCCCACAGCCGGCGGCGGTACGGTTGCCGCTGTCGGCGCCGTAGCCTGCCGGTATGACCTCGTTTTGCTTGCGGTCGCGTTCAATTGAATAATTTGCGACGCAACGCTTTCTTCATTGGTGGTGCGAGCCACGGTCTCAGCTTGAATCGCTGCCGCATTGTCATCTACTTCAGCCTTTACCGTGACCAGATCGGCTGCCATCGAGTCGTAAGCCTCAGTCCGCGCAACTCGCTCAGCCTCGATCTTTGCATTAGCATCTGACAATGAACCTTCAGCACTGTATGGCGTCGCCACGCTGCCAGGCTCCAGCTTTATACGACGTACACCAATGCGTGTACCGCCGCTCACATCCGGCGCTTTGCGTACCATAATATCGAAGGCCGCAGCGTCCGCATGTGCGGTAAACGTGAGGCGCTTCCCGTACCGGGTGGTGTCATTTTCAGAAAATACGGTGCCTCGAGGATATGCGATTGAATACTGCGTCAAGAAGGTGCCCGCCGCATTATAAACACGGGCGATAACGGTGAATGATGCTCCAGCAGTTGCCGCGTAATGAGCGTCAGATGTCAGGGTGTAAAGCTGGCCGCCCTTTGCCGGGAACTTCCTCGTTGTCAGTGTCCGTGTTACACCGTCGTTGAGATTGGCAGGCTTAACCATTGCACATCGACCGAGGATAGGATCATCGACTATCTCGAAAGCAATGTTCGTCCAGCCTTCCGTCCCCAGTTCAAAGCCCCCGTTGGGCACCAAGTTGGGGTTGGGATTCGTCTTTGCCTCGATGCGGGTTACGTCCTGTGCAACTGCGGACAGGTCGTCTGCAACGACGGTTATCTCGTTCTGGACATCCGCGACTTTATCGTCAAATCTCGTCTGCACCTGATTGAGCTGAGACGCAAAAGACTGCTCGGCGTTGGTCAACGCCGTGTTTGTCTGGTTGATCCGTGCGTGCGCCTCCGTCAGCGTACCCTCGGCTGTGTATGCCGTCGCTTGCTCGCCCAACTCCAGTTTGAGGCGGCGCGCACCCATACCTTTGATATTGGATCCGGTGCCGATCTTATAGAACCGCACGCGGGTCGCCGTGGTGCCTGCCGGCACCTCCACAGTGAGCGCCCTCTCATAGCGCAAAGCATCGTTGAAAACAGTCAGATTCGTCATGCTCAGCGCATGATTCGAGATCATGGTGCTCCCCGCATAGAACTGGATGCTTGCACCAATGCTGCCCGTATTTGGAGTTCCAAGATAATCGACGTAAAAATCACCCGAATATGTGACCTTCATGCCCGGGACCAATCCTGTAATAATCTGATAGGTTACCTGTGAGCTTGCAGCGTTCAAATACTGCGCCTTCATTTGAACGTGGCGGCCGTAAATCGGGCTGTCAATCACCTCCCAATATGCGGGAACCAGCCAACCTTCAAGGCCGTTTTCAAAGCCCCCGTTGGTGAGCAGGTTTGCTCCGATATTAGTTTTCGCTTGAATTTCGGTTTCAAACTCTGCCAGCGCCTGCTCTTGCGTAGAAACCGCTGTAAATAGCTGAGAGATATCCGATTCGTTATTGGCTGCCAGTGCTTCTACTGAATCCAGGCGCGACGCCGCGGACTCCAGCTCGTTCGTGTGGGCCAGCAGATCCTGAGTTACAGCTGCCTTATTGGTGTTGTATTCAGCGGTCAGCTTCAGCACGTCGTTAGCCAGACTGCCTTCAATGGCGCTATTCAAAGCAGTTGTGTTCCGCTGAACCTGCGCCTTCATGCCGGTAGTAGGCGTATTTATCTCTGCCTCGAGCACGTCAACCCGTGTAGCCGTTGCCTGATTGGCGGTCGCGGCGGCCTGCTCTGCCCGCTTCACATCAGCGCGAGAGGCAGCAGGCCCTGGGCGGCCAACGGTCACATAATCGACCTCGAACTCGTCACCTGCAGCATTACCAAGGTCCAGGCGAATCGAACTGATAGTGTTATCAATCCAATCGTTCCCGCCCTCTGACAATTCCGCCATTTCCCATTCGAGCACAACCCATCCTGGGGTCCAATCAGGTTCAGCGATCAACTTGCGGCGGGTCGTGACGTGGCCATGGGAGCCGGTACTATAATATGCCCCTCCCTCCCATCCAGTGCCTGCCAGACGACGCACCCGGGCCTTGATCAGATGATACTGACCACCGACGATACCTTGACTGTAGGGTGAAATCATGCCGCTGTTGGCTACGGTGCCATGCGCAATTTTTACGCCTACAGTAGTTTTCTGCAAAGTGCCGCCGTAAGGTGTCCAACCCTCCAGATCAGCATCAAAATCCCAATTCCTGAACGAGTCGTATCCTTCCCCCATACCCACTGAGAGATTAGAAATCGATTCCGCCAGCGCCTCAGTTTCAGTTGCAAAGGCTCGGCGCATGTTGTAAACCAGACCGCTCGCAAGCTGGCTTGGATCAGTTGTGTCCGATCCCCCGGTGACCTGCGCTTTAATGGCGTCAATGTCAGTGGCGGTGCTCGATTCCAAATCAGTCACGGCCTGGCGGGTTTGCGCAATGCTGGCCGCATTACCGGCAACATCTGCCGCAACAACATCCAGCGCTGTCGCATCTGCCTTGTTAGCCTGCAGGTCGACCACAGTGGTGTTCATGGACGTGATGCGTGCATTCGCGTTCACAAGCGACGTATCAGCGGTATATGGCGTCGGGTTGGCCCCTGCCTCGAATTTAATCCGGCGCACACCCATGCCCGTGATATTGGTCCCGGTACCGAGCTTGTAGAATCGGACTTCAACGGACACCGTACCAGCAGGCGCAATAGCGGTTGTGCTAAATCCAGACTGATACCGTCGCGAGTCGTCAATCGAGAATTCCGGATATTCCTTGCGTATGTAGACACTCGGCGCCTGCAACAGCATCGCATTGGCTGCGTCTCGGAACCTGAAATCAAAGCCCAGCGTGCCCGAATCCGCCTTTACGAAACCATCGAGCGCCATTGTGAACTGCTGGCCAGGCTGAATGCCCGACAAGTAGAAAGCGGATGTTTGAGAGCCGATTGCAGCCATATACTGTGGCTTCATGCTGATGTAGCGGCCCACGTGTGGATCGTCCACTACATCCCAGTAGCCAAAGCCGGTCCAGCCGTCGAGGCCGCTTTCAAAACCACCATTCGGCAACAGATTCGGCTTGATATTGGTCTTTGCCTCAACCTTGCTGATTCTGGTCGCCGTAGTTTGCTCTAAATCAGTGACCGACGAAGCAACGTCCGTGACTGTAGACGTCAGGTCACCGAGGCCCGTTTCAACTGCCTCCATACGTACAGCGGCGGCCTGCTCGTTCGTGACCCTAATTGCGGACTCTTCGCTTATCCGGGCATGTGCACTTTGCAGGGTGGCGTCAGCAGTGTATGGGGTCGGTGTGGCACCAAGTTCCAGTTTAATCCGTCGAAATGCCACAAGAGCATCAGAGGCGCGCGGATTGACCGATACAATCAAGCGTAGGGCCGCATCCGGGTGGGCAGCGAAGAAATTGTTAAATTCTGCCTCTGTGCAACCATTGGCCGCTGGCAATATTGACGGGGATTTGTATCTTTCAGAATCGGACCCCGAAAATCCGTCGATCTGAATCCCTGGATTATCTCCATACTTAACGTTCAAGGCGTTGCCAGACGACGGCGATATCACAAATAGGCTGGCACCGAACGCCGCAAAAGCTGGGCCTGTAGTGTTGATATTTGGATCAATATCGGCAGAAGCACACAGTTTCTGAGCGTTCAAATCTGCCCAACTCATTGTGATCGGCGGCGAAATCAATTGCCCGGCTGTTGTTACTTCCTTAATGAAGTTGCCCCATTTAGAGCCTTGAACCAGCGCAAAAGCTTGGCTGTTTTCCAAGGGAAGAAACGCTAATGCGCTGTTGACGACTTCCATGCTCAGCCAGCCCACCGCACCGTTTTCAAAGCCACCATTGGGAAGCAGGTTTGCATTAATATTGGTTTTCGCTTCCAGCACCGACGTCTTAGCGGCTAGCGCAAGGTCTTCGCTTGCAAATGCCTCAAATTTAGTCTGGGCCTCGGCTTTGAAATTGTTGTGCTCAGTGGTAAGGTTGGCCACGTCCTCACTGACATAACCAACTTCCCCGCGAACGGCCGCAATTTGGGAATCGATATCCGATTTCACGCCGGTAATGGCGGCAGTCCGAGCGGCTGTCTCGGCATCGATGTCTGTGGCCAGCTGCTGGCCTTGGGCTACGCGGTTGTCGATTTCGGCGAGCAAATCCCCAGATACGACCTGAACGCTGTCTCTGACGTCCTGAATCTGCGCTTTGGCGTCTTCAATCTCGCCATTGATTTCGGTTTTTGCGGCGTCGACGGCGCTACCGACCTCATGCGCGATACTGCCTGGCGTGCTGGCGTCACCGTTAATGATGGCGATGTCGTCTTGCAGCTTCTGGCCGATCTCAGAATTTACAAATTCATCCTTGAACAGCTCCATGTAGTCAGCTACAACGGTCGATGACACACCACGCACACCATTGCCTGTCGGATAGAACGGGCCAATATTGCCGAAGCGGTCGACCAGGCGCACCCAGTAATAAAACGCTTGGCCGGCACGGATACCGGCCTGTCGGTACTCCTGCTGCGGATAAGCCAGATCCGTCAGCTTTTGTGCAGAAGTCAATGCGGGTGTCTCGGAATACCAAACTTCCGTGCGCTGAATATAGTTAACTGGAGGAATCGACCAGTTCAGTCGAATGGCGAAAATCTCCGGCGTGGTTGTCAGCGACTGGATAGCCGGAATCTGAAACAGCGTGCCGTTTACCGTGTACTGGTAGCGTTCAGGGACGCCCCTGTTTTCTTTCGTTGGCCGCACCTCGATATCAATGATGTCGCCCTGCACCGCCGTGATGGTGGTCATATAGCGCGGCGTGCCGAATGAGTCGAAAGGTTCACCATTCACGTACAGGTGCACATCAGAGTCTGATTTCTCGCTCAAAACCCAGGTGAATGTGACCTCTACGCGGCCTGTAACCTCATCGACAATGCGCTCAGATGCCGTAATACCAAATACATTAATCAGCGCCTTGGTACCGTTACCCGTAGGGATATGGATATAGGCGTTGTCTTCTGATTCGTGGTATTCGCGGCTGTATTCGATGGCCTCAAACTTTACATTGCGGCGGCCGGACGGGCGGACGGACTTAATCTGGACCTTACGGCCAGGGGTGGCGGTAGGGTTGTATTGCCAGATGTAGTCGATTTCGTCATTATTCGGCTGCGGGATCAAATCATTGCCGTCAGCATCTTGGGGCCAGCCGCCGACAATGACGAGCTTGTCCCCTTCCCCACCTACTACGGGCGACACCCGCACATTAGCAATCTTGTTGTTTGGGCTGCGAATCGACATCCAGGCGTTTTCTATCGGCTCGACGTAGCTGTCGAGCGTCAATTGCCCGTTCTCATAAGCCATAATGCGGCCAGATGCGCCCCAGCTGGTCAGATCATGCGTCATCCGCACGACGTCACCACGCGTAATAGTTGCGCCCTCGATGTCCATTTCCCATGAGAACTGCTGACGGTGGAAATACTGCGATGCCGCCATCAGGTTAGCCTCGCGTCCGGCCTGATCGGCCACGGTGCAGCCTTCAAGGTCGAACGTTACCGGGTTGTTGACTTGCACGGCGCCTGGCACCTTTTGGCGCACGACATCCGGCTCAAAGTCTTTCTCTTGGTTGAAAAAATTGACAATGATTTCGTCCGTTACTTCGGTATTGATGAACTTGTATTCGAAGGATCCGGCAACGATGTTTTCCGGAGTGACGAAGTTTGATTCGGGGATATCAGCAGAATCCCAAATCACGCTCAGCTTACCGCCGTGCATGCTCTTAGAGGCTCGGCCAGCACGGGCGATCACATGGTAAACGTCATCAATGGACATTTTCCGGTCGAGCACCCAGTTAAAGGTCAATCCCTTGGCATCACACCAGGCCGCCCAGGACTTGATTGCCTCCAGATCGATCTTGCTATCCGGGAGGCATTCGCCATACAGTCGGTTGAAATCCTGATCCCGCATGCCGCGCGCCCAGAACAGGTACCACCAGGCGGGATTCGACGTGTAAGCCTGAACCCAAGCGTTGTTTTGCCATACCAGTGTCTTTGCTGATGCAATGGCCGAGAGCGAGTCTACGGCGCCGTTGAGCTGCGACGTTGCTTTGATTCGTACGGCCAAGCGGCATTGGCCAGAATAATCAGCGTTGTCCGTCTGGGTGCAGCGGATCTGGGCAATAGTCAGTTTGTTGCTCGAGCGGCTGGACGTCATGTCCTCAGAGATCTTGCGGAAACGAACGTCGTACTCGCCGGCAGCGACACCGACTTCAAGGGTCATACGGGCGGGTTTCTGAGAGTCCGAACCCGACAGTTGGCTGATCCCGGTACCGGTATGGCCGGTTACTGGATCAGGGCCACGGCCTTGCCACGGCAGCATGCCATATGGCACCCACCGCCAAAAGTACGTTTCGCAAGTCCGGACCTTGCCCTTCATGGGGACAAAGCGATCATGGCAAATCTCGACCGGCTCATTCTCAGTGTGGTCGTTCTGATTGATCGATCCATACTGAACCTGCTGCCATACCTGCTTGCCGCCGAAAATGCTTTCTTCGGTAGTCCAGCGCCCCAAAGACCAGTAGTGTGACGCTCTGGTCTCGTAGTAGCCGCCCATTGGCAACCATTCGGCGCTGGCCACAGCCTTATACTGCGCTTCGAACTGGACCGTTACAGACTCTTCCTCGCCGTCGTCGGCGATGCTGTACAGGTTTGCTGCCACGTCGACCGAAATGTGCTGTGTATCGCGTGGTGTAGTGCGCTGCGTCCAACCGTCGGCGTTGGCCAGCTCGAAACCGTCTACGGTGTCCAGATTGCCAGCAACAAGCGTCAACTTACCGTCGTAGGTGGATCGGTTAATCTCCACATCCCGGTAATTGGTAATGTCGGTGTTGCCGATCCGGATAGCCTGCAGGTCGAGGTCTGGCTGCAATCCAAAGTGGAAAGCCTGGGATAGGAACTGATCATTGCCGGAAAACGTGGTGTACGGCTTTGTGGCGAAATATGGCACAACCTTGTGCTTGCCGAACACAACAATCATAGGGCCATAGCTGTTATAGCTGTTCCGCCCAGCGCTGATGCCGTACGTCGGCGACTGCTCTTTTTCCTTGTTGCCGGTTAACGACGCTTTCGGAGGCGGAAGCAATGCGCCGATCAGGATCGAACCACCGATCATGATCAGAGATGATCCGACAGCAGCTGCCGTGGTTCCCGTGAAACCCAGGGCACCACCAAGCGCGGCACCATAGCCAGCTGAAACGATAGTCAGGGCAACCATTGCGACGACGCGCAGGACCTTGCCGCCGTTGCCACCGGTCGCCCGCGTGCGGATAACGATCTGGTCACCTGTACCAGGCAGCAGCAGGAGCCACTTATCATCCGGCACCCTCTCACCGTTCAGATAAACGGATTTTGGGCCGCGCCCGACGTCAAAACCCGTACGTGCCAGGTAGTCTCCCAGCGTCTCCCCTTTCAGAAAGGTTACATACGAGTATTTCCGGCCGTCTCCCACAAGCGGATGGGGATTGGCAACGATTACCGGTTTCAAATCCATTGGTAAAACCCTTCAAGTTGGTAGCCTTTGAGGCTCATGTCTTTCAGTCGTGTCAGGATCACAAATCCGCTCGTTTCGTCGGCGTGCAGGATCCAGTCTTCGTGATTGGTACGCAGATAGACGCCGATATGAAAGAACCGGCGCCGGCATAAAAAAAGGACGGGGTAACCGTCCTTGGGGGTTTCGATTTGGGTACACACATCGTCTTTGTGGTCCCGGATGGCTCGTGCCTGGTCTCGTATGTCAGGCTTGTAAGTAGGCGATGTGACCTGCTGACCGAGAAATTCATGTGCAACCTTGACGGCCAGCGCCATACAATCATTTTCCAGCTCTACGTATCGCTGGCCGACGTATTGCTCCCACCACATCAGTAGATCCCCGGCGCGGTCTCAGGCGTGAAGTACTTCCCCGTGGCATGGTTGTTCCGAGAATTGCTTGAATAGGAAATCTGCGCAGTCACCCGATCACGCTTAACCGAGACATTGGACAGGTCCAACTCCATTTCAAATTCAATAAACGGCTCGCTGCGCAGTGTTTGTCGAACAATGACCTTCATGTCCTTGCCGCCGTTGATCTCCTGTAGCCACTGACTGAAACGGCGCTTGTTGCCGAAACCGTCATCCAGTTCCTCGCCGGGCACGTTATTAATGGACAGATTCCCTATCGGTGCCTGCTGGTCAACGTCGTCCGGGAGCGTAATTTCAAACGGGCAAGCGATCCACTCATGACCGAATCCAACAAACTTTTCGACGTCATCGCAGACGTACGCCCTGGCCGGCTCGCCCTCTTTGTAAAACTCCAACAGCGTGACAAAATCCTCGTCCGCATTTACGGCGTTCGCATTGCGGGTGCCGCTTTCTGAAAACTGCATACTCATCCGATTGACTCCAGCTCACACGGCACTTCCCAGTAGGTGTTGAAGCGCCATTGAAAATCCCAAGTAGTGTTTATGAACCGACATTTCTTGGTCCTGCCGGTCAATGGGTCGACATAATCGAAATACCAAGTGCCCCGGCCGTTTTCCAACAGCCATTCCTCGAAAAGGTCCTTATTGGCAGGGCTGCCAATTGTCAATGTGCCTTTGCGGGTCCGTATGGCCTTGCTGCGCCCTGGACGGGACTTTGAAAGGCCGGAATCCATTGGCGAACGCTCGACCTTATAATCAAGTGGCTCGCCGTATCCATCAGCCAGAAATTTCACGAAATCAGGTAGTGTTGCCATGTTGGTTATGCCGTTTCCATATGTTTAATGGTTTGGGCGATTTCTCCGTTCTTTTGAAGATTGCTCACCACCACATCGATAATCATTTGCTCGCCGTCGAAGCGCGCATTTGCCTGCCCCTGAAGGGGCTGGCTTGAGTTATTGATGATGTTGACTTGTGGCGCTCCAACGCTGGAGGCTGGCGCCGGGCTGCCGGCCGTCTGGCCAGCTCCGCCCCCAGATGCGCGGCGGATGATCGCCTTGCCCTCGTTCAGCGCGTCCAGCAGTTCCAGCGCGCCGGGCTGGCTGGCAGCTTGCGCATTTACCACATACTCACCATCGGAGAGCCATGCGGGGATAGAATCACTGGTGCTGCTGCCCGGGCCTGAAACCCGACCGCCTGTCGCCAGCTTCAAGCCGCTAAAGTCAAACCCACCGCCACCAACACTGATTGCCGCAGACGAATCGAAACCGTTTCTAGTTGTGCCGCCAAATAGGCCACTCAAAGCATCGCCGATCAGCCCTGACGTGCCAGATTTGCCAAATAGCGCCTCATTCAAGTTCGTTGCTGCTGCCTGGGCTGCCATATCAAGCAGCGTGTCACCCCAGGCCGAAGCGATATCATCAAAGTCGCCTTTCAGTAGGCTTTTCAGCGTGTCGCCGAGCGAATCTTGAATGTTTGAGCTGGCCTGCTTCGCGAATTCCGACATGTTGTCGGTGTTGGAGGCGAAGTCCTCGTTTATTTTGCCCAGGTATTTGTTATATTCCTCGGCGTTGATTCGTCCCTCTTCCCAGGCCTTTGTAAGAAACCCGATTTTCTCGGTGTGCGCCTGGAGCTTGTCGGCGCCGGTGATTTCGTCGATAAACTTTGTGTATTTATCGTTCTCTTCCTGGGCCGCTTTAAGCAGATCCAACGTTTTCGTTTTGGCCAGAATATCGGACCGCTGCGCGTCGGTCAGCTTCCCATACTTGCCCAGTTGAATCAGCTCGAGCGCTTTTTCATATTCTGTCTCTTTACCAACAAGCGCGATCTGCTCTTTCAATTGCTTGATATAGTCGCCGGCAGGATCCGACTTTGCCCCACCGCCCCCAGACTTCGATTTACTGACTTTGGGTACGGTGTTGGTTTGCACGTTACCGACGGCGGCTTTGAGCCGAGCCTGAATAGCATCGACCTCTTTGAGTGCGACCATATTCGCTTCAGTCTGGGCGCCCTGAATGGCGGAGGTAGCCGTTATACCCAGTGCCAGCAGCTCCAAATACGAGCGAGCAAAGGTCATGTTGTATATCAGTTGTCCCTGTTCCTGCACAAGCGCATCGATCCGCTTCCGCGAACCTTCCTGAGCCTTCTTGTCACCGTCCTCGATGGCTTTTTTCAGATCGTTTACGGCGTCTTCCTGGCCTGCTATGGCACCGGCGAGCTTTTGCTGCTCAGACGTTGCCCCCATTGCTGCCGCTTTGTATTCGGCCAGTTGCCGGGCTGTCATGCCGACTGTGTCACGGGCCTCGGTAAGGGAACCGATGAACCGGTCCCACTCCTTACCGGAAGCGCCGGCCGCCGCTTGGATTGCCGTCTCAAGCCCGGACATGGATTTAGCGGTCTCTTGTGCCGACGCCCCCAATGCATCCACCATCTTCTGGTGTTCTTTCTGACTATCAACCAGGCCGTTTGTCTTTGCCCATTGATCTGCAATGTTGTCTGTCTGCGTCTTAGTAAGGTCGGTTTCTTGCCGTAGTGACTCGATGATCCGCAATCCGGCCTCATACCGCTCATCATTGGAGAGCTTGGTATTTTTGGCCAGTTCATCCAGCGCCTTACTGGCTTCGCTAATAGCGGCGAATTGTTCCGCGCCGCCCGCGCCAGCGGCAACAGCCGTGAACGTGGTCAGCAGGTCATTCAAGGAGCTTTGAATCTTCTCGTTGTCCTCGATGACTTTGTCTTTGTATTTGGTCAGCAGCATATCCTGCTGCGCCTTGCTCAGATCCTGGAATTTGGCAATCAGCTCATCCAGCGATAAATTCATCGTTGCGATGCTCTCGACTGTTTCGTCCTTGGCCTTCGCGGATGCATCCCCAAATGTCAGGAATGAAGCTGCAGCGACACCCAGCGCAATGGCAATACCGGGAATACCGCCCATGATTCCTAGCAGCGCACGCCCTGCCGTGGATGCAGCGGCTTGCGCGGCCGTGAGCCTGGCGAGTGCGGCCGTGTTGGCTTCCTGGGCAGCAGTAACAGCGGCAGTCGACCCGCCGAGCGTTGCATTCGCCCGAGCCTGCGCCAAGGTCGCTGTGGTAGATACGACCTGAGCCTGAGCCGCCCGGACGTCCTCGACCGCCTTCCTGCGAGTAGCCACCATAGAATCAAGTGTGGCTAAAGCTGCCTCTCCTTGCCGCAAGGTGTACATGGTGATAGCCGTCACGGCCGCCCCCATGAGCACATTTGCAACGATATCGAAGTTGTTGCCGACCAGATTCAGACCTTCTACAAGGACGGCAGTAGCCCCGCTGGCCTCGTTGGTTTTACCAATCCACTCCTGAAATCCGTTAGAAATATTCCGCAAAGCGTCACGGGTTGTCGTGGGCATTTCCCGTACTTGGGCCATGATCTTGCCGTTACCATCGACCAGCGCCTTTGCCAGCACGTCTATGGATAGCTTGCCTTCTGCCCCCAGTTTCCGGATCTCCGCTCCTGCCATACCACTGCTTTCGGCGATAGTATCTACAATTGAATCGACCGTTGTATAAATCGACATCCAAGAATCCGCGTCGATCTTCCCTTTTTGGAATGATTTAGCCAGGGCATTCATGGCGCCAGCGCCTCTTTCGGCGCTTGCTGCATTCACCGCCAGCAGGCCCGAGAATGTATCGATTGCATCAATGCTCTGATCCAACGACATGCCCATTTCTCGCAAAACAGGCGACATCTGAATGAACGACTCACGGGTTTCGTTGATAGATCGGAATGTCTCCCTGGCAGAAGACGCCATGCGATCCTGAACGTGCGTGTATTCTTCCGTCGATTCCGTGGCATTCTTGATGCGCGAAGCGTACTGGCCCCACTCGTCAGCGGCGTCGATAAGACCCATTGTCGAGAAGCCAGCCAGCGCACCAATAAACATACGGCGCATTGAAGCGGCAGCGGTGGCCGACACAGCCTCCGTCTGCTTAATGGTTTTGTTCAGCTGCTCAACATTTGATGCGCCAGTCTTGGCGTCTTTTCCGGCCTTACTAAACCCGTCGCCAGCATCGCGTGCAGATTTTCCAGCTTTAGATGTGGTGGCAGTAACTCGAATGCCCGCATCGTCCAGTACGGTAAGAGCCTTAGCCAGGTCATCGGCTTGCTGCTCTGCGGTCCGACTGTCGATGACAATGGAAAGGCGGGATTCGTTGGACATGGGACACCCATAAAAAAACCGCCCCGAAACCGGAGCGGCTATTGAACAAAATTAACAATCGAACTGAATACTGCTGAATGGAAGCGATTCGATCACTCCAAACTGGCCCTCCACTCTTTATCAAGGGCAAAAATGCAGGCGTCAAGTTCTCGGCGCGGCAGTGGCGAGTGATAGGCAGCAGCAACAGTGTTGATATCAGCGACTGATAGCGGCATTGCGACCGCCCCCTTCATACCCACGACGTATTGCCGGGAACGATTGACGAGCCGGAAAAACTCGATAATGTGACGCGTTATATCGTCGTTTTCCGGCTCCTCGGGTACCTCCTTATTTAGCGCTTTGTAGATGAGCGTCTGCTTCGCCGTACGCCCGCCCCAGTCGCTCTCCCAGTCGAAGCGGGCGAGGACTTTCCCAATGTTTCGGCCTCTTCCGCCTGACGGTCGACCTGAACTTGCTTCGCTTGTGTCACGATCCACATGAACAGATTCACGTTACCCAAAAGCAGCTTTTCGGCATTTTGAGGCGAGTAGTCCATATGATTGTCTTTTTCGTCGTAGACCTCACCTGACCAATCCTTGACGATATACGTCGCTACCAGTTTGCACTGAGTCTGGTATTCCGTCATATCAGAGGACATCACAGCCAACGTCTGCAACGTTTGCCCAGCGTCGGCCTTGGCCACCAATCGACGGGCACGCTCTAAAGCGACTTTGTACTCGTCGTTGTCCAGGCCCGCGATTTTGAACTTTGTTTCGTGGTCAAAGTCTTCCCAACGCTCGCCGATGGCGACTGGATCTGCTTGTTTTGCTCGTACGGCCATTATGCTTCCACCCTTGTAATAGTTGGAGAGACCTTGGCAACTGTCCAATTCAGTTGAGCCTGAATCAGGTCGCGTTTGCCACCTGATGGTAATTCGCCGTCAAATTCCAAAGCTGGGTAATCGAAATTGTACTGATTCCCCAGGCTGTCCAAAATTGGGAAAGTGACACTGGCAGGCGCTCGCGTAAGTTGGGTTTTCCAGATTTCAAAGGCTCTGGCGGACCACGCCAGAGTGATGGAACCGGTAATAGCAGCCTCAGTCGCAATGATCGCGCCCGGGCCTTTCTTACCGGAACCCAGGCAACGCTGCAGCTGCACCGTATTGTCAATGTTCATCGTCATGGCGGACACGCATGCTTCGCCGGCCATGCTTATGCCATTGATCTTGATATCTCCAACCGAAAGACTGGACATGAACGGGGTCGTGGTCGGCTCGGCCGGATCCGTAACAAAGGACGTGTTCGCGTCCTCATAATCCAGTGCCTGGCACCCGAGGGTCAATGTAACCTTGCCTTCTTCTGGAATTTCAATGGCACCAGTAGCCACGTGCACACCCTTGAAAAGGTGATAAGTATTCACGTCGGTGTAGCCTTTCTGAACCGAGAAAGTTTGACGTTTGGCGCCGATGGCCAGTACATCTGTCACCCAATCGCCATAGAACAGCGCGGCCAACCATTCGTCGAATGTGCCGAATGATAGTTCTGCGTTCAACTGCCCGGCAATAGTCAGGCCAGTGACAACTGAACCTTGACTCAGGCGTTTTTCCGTAACTTCGTCGGAAACCTGCGTGCTTGGGGTTGGTGTCAGTGTATTGCCTGTCACTCGAGCGGTTTTCCAGTCACCCGCAATCGGGACCGCCGGCGTCACGCCGGGTGTGACTTCTTTAATAAAATGCGTTACGACGCGTGCGCCTGAAGACATGATGAGTCCTTATAAATGAAAAAACCCCATCAACGGGGCGTAAAAAAAGCCGCCCCAAAGGACGGCCCGCGATAGAACCTGCTATTTATCCAGCTCGAAACCGGACATTGACATTTTTCTGATAGAACCCGGTACCAGTGGGTGTTCCTACTGATGCACCGGTACCCACATTGATCGCCGTGGTCTCCATTGTTTCCAAGTGCCCAATTGACCAGTACCCGAAATGCCCTTCCAACCCGTCGGCCAGCCTGACCAGTCCGACCGTTTCAACAATGGAGCGGTCAAAGCACTGAAAGACGATCTGCCCTGGCTTGCGCGTGTAAGGCGCGTCTGCCATGCCAGCAAAGAGTGATATACCGTACTCAATATTTAGCCGCAGCCAAATGCCCGTTTTGGGCGGTTCATAGTGTGTGCCCGGGATCTGATAATCGATTCGCGCCTGCTCTATGCCGCCAAAGGTCTGCATGCGACCCAGAATCGCGGCTCTGATTTCCTCAAATGTCATCGGGTGAACCTTTCCTTGATTGCAATGAATGCTGGGCCATACACGCCCTTGGAGGCCTGCTGCGAGTGCCCAAGTTCCAATGCTTCCGCGTAAGGGACATTGTTCTGAATCACAGTTTCACCATAGGGAGTGTCGATAGAGCCGATTAGCTGCTCACCGCGCGCTAGGGTCTGGCTACCTGCGACGTCTTCAAGGTCAGGGTCATAGCCCAGGTCTTCACCGTCGATACTGACCCGGTGATTGCCCTTGAACGTGCCCGTATCTACAGGCGAGCCAGAAATCACGGCCTGAAGCGCAACTTGCGCGATTTCTTTGCGCTTTGCCATAACGTCCTCTTCCACCACCTTAATAAAGGCGCTGGGCTTTTTACTCCATCCGGCCATCAGACAAGCCTTACTTGGATCGACCAGGTGGCGCCGGCGGGATCCTGTTTAACGTTAATGACCTTCATGCCGTTGATCTGATCACCTATCAGTGGGGTGTTTGTCACTTCCGCCTGGAGCGCGGTAATCTTGGTATCCGTACGCAGGATCTGTAGGCCGTCGATTACGTTTTCGTCGTAGCCGCCGAATACGCCCCGGCCCGTGTAGGTGACTGTCTCAGTGGGCACTTCCTGGCTGATCGGATCTGGTTCACCGGTCTGTACAATCCGCGTGCCAGTAAATTGCGTCACGGCATCGGCCAGATCTTCGTCAAAAGCATCTGCAATGTCGGCGGTAAGTTCATCGCGTAATCCCATTTCATTCCCCTTGTTCAGTCCGACATGGTTCGGGTTTCCACGTCATACGTCGCGCCTTGATTGTTCGCTTCCCGAGCGCCAGCGCCTTGATTACCCGGTGCCGGCCATCGGCAATTGCGCCATCCCAACTCAATAGAATTGGGTTATCCAAATCGGCATCTTTCACACGTTTCACATGCCACGCCAGTGCATGCATATTGCACCCTCCCCAGATTTCTCCAGAGAGGTCGATTGCAGCCAGAGGGCAATCAAACACAGGCAGATGTTTGACGTCATCCAACAGTCGCGCAACGCCGTAAAGATTCCCGGTGCCATCGGCAAAGTAGTCTTGTAATGGATCCGTTCGATTAAATTCAACCTTTGGGGGCTTACTTTTTTTTGTCATATTTAGCCAGTCACCGCATGAATCCATGGTTTCAACATCGCCCAGAGCCAGGGCAGGCCCCAGAACAAAAGCGACATAATCACCGCACCAATCAGACCACAAAAGATCATGAGGCCCGTAAAGGCCCCGTCCAGACCGTTTCCGTACATAATCAAATCCTTTTCAACATGAAGACGCCGCTATTGCGTAGCCAAGGGTCTAGCAGGGCCAGCGCCAGCGACTCGCCAGCAGACACAATCTTGTGATCGGTCGAGAAAGTTTTGGTGGATGAAACATTGTCTGCCTTGACGGCCTTACTCAGCACGCCCTTTTCAACGGCGCCGAAGATTTTTCCGTTGGCCGCCTCCTTGGCAATTTCTGCCCCCGCGCTCTTCCATTCATCCGGGATTGGGTCCCGCACCGGTAGCCTTTTACTGGTGAGCCAAACATTTGCGAGCATGACAGAGCGCGCTTTCTTATCCTCGGTGGTCCAGCCAATACCGAGGGCGGTATCAACGTCTTCGACGGTAATGTATTCAGTCATTGGCTGGTACCTTTGCGTTAAACGGCTGGCGGCGTAATAGTCAGGGCGCGCAGCTCGTCAGTCGAAGCGTTCTTGGCGTGCTTGATGCCTTTTTCTTTCAGCTCGGCAATCAATAGCTTGCGCTGTTCAGCATCGGGCAACGTATCCAGGCGCTCGGTCGCATCTTCCTGCCCAGATTCGCCGGCGACCGGTTCCGGGTCCGTAATAATCTCTGTCTGTGGACTGGAACCTTCGTTCAGCTGGGTTTCCTGAGCGTCATCGTCGGGATCATTTCCTCCGCTCGAGTGCTCACCCGCGTCAGTGAACACCCGTACGCCCAGCGCCTCGTAATCGCTCACGATCTGCGGATAATCGCCTTCGACACCCACTTCGCTGACTCCAGATTCCGGTTTTTCGTAAAACTTCGGGTTACGCACGGCAAGGCCGGCGGCAAACTGCGCCAGAGCCAAGGTCCTGCGGGTTGTATATAGTAGCCGTTTCATAGTTTTCTCCTGAGCGGCAGCATCAATAGCCTGCCGCCGCTCTTGGGTCAGTGGCGTTCAGCCGTTAGGGGGTAACAGGTGGAGTCAGATCCAGCATCACACCAGCGGTCATCTTGTTGCTGTTGGCGTGCTTGGTCCAATTAGCGGATGCAGCGAGGGCTGCGAGGTTGGGGTTAATGCCGCCAGTGGTATCGTTCCAGCTATAGCCCAGCATTTCGATGTTGAACGTACCTTCAGAGCGAATACCAATGGCCAAGTTCTCCAGGTCATTGATATCGTAGGCGCGGAAGCCCGGCGCTTGAGACTCGAGCACACGGATAGCACCGGATTGCAAACCGAACGCGCTGTCAGTTGCTACCTGATCAGAAACCAACACGGGTTTGCCCAGCGTGCCAGGCAGACCGCCGTACACAACAATCTCGGATTCACCGTAGATTTGCGTGGTAAGCGCATCGTCCACGATATCGAAGTACGTGTCGGAGTTCATAACCCAAAGGGCAATGCGACCGAACTTGTCACCGAACTTGCGCATACCGCGAGTCAGCGCTTTGCGGCCGTCTGTCGCGATGTCGCCGGCGGCAATCATGTCAGCATTGCCACCAATTGCTGCCCCCAGAGCCGCCAATGAATACTGCAGGCGGCCGACCATGAGAGCGTCAGCCATATCCTGGCCAACGATCATGGCGAACTCTTCGGGAGTACGGGCACGGCGCTTGAACGCTTCCTCGGTGGAAGCATAGGGACCATATTTATATGGCACCTTCACGCCCACTGCCTCGCCGGCGCCGATTTTCTTCGGGGTGACAACGGCTGTGGAGTTCACGTCCCGATGTTCAATCGAGCCGCCGACCTTGTAAAAGGCGTCTTTCTTCAGATCGCCTTCAATAGCCTGGCTCTCGTACACAATGGCGCCATTGGAGGCGGCATTGAATACGTTCAGGTTGTCTTGGATACGCTCCAAGTATGCGGTTTGCGCGAGCTGATTGTAGACAATCATGTCGCTGTTCACTGTAGTAGCCATTAGGCTTCTCCTTATTTAGGTAATTTTAGGTAGGCTTCTTGCCCATGTTCCTTGACGAACGCCGCCACATCAGCAGCATTCATATCACTACGTTTTTTCATTCCGCCCTTGGTACCACGGTCGCCGGTCTCGCCGGCTCCTGTCGCCTTTGGCCACAGGTGTGGTGCGCTTTCGCGCAGGGCTTCTGCCCATTCGAGCGGCGACAATGGCGTTTTGGCATCTTTGCCAAATACAACCTGCCCTTCACCATCCACCGCAACGGCCTCGCCGTTCTCGTTCAATGTGAAGGTACCTTTGGCGCGCAGGATAATATCCTCGGCAGCCTCGGGTAGCGCTCCCGCCTTCTGTGCGGCCGTGCGGATAGAATCGGCCAGGACCTTATCCCGGAATCGATTTGCAAACGCTTCAGCCTTATCTGCACGGTCTTTCTCGGCAGCTAGGGTTTTGTCGTATTCCGAACGCATACGCTCGGTACGTTTATCCAGAACCACGTCAATCTTGCCTTCAGCCAGCAGCTTGGACTCTTCATCGGTTGCGGCTTTGCTCAGCAAAGTTTTCACTGAATCGATATCCAGGCCGTCAAATTGCGATTTGATCTGATCCAATTCGCTCTTCGTGGTTTTTACGGTCCCCATTAACTGGTTGTTTTTGGTTTTGAGGCCAGAAACTTCGCGGTCAATTACCTCCTGACCTTTGGCTGCAAGCGCCTCCTTGAGTGCTGCGGCTTTATCTTCAGGAATTTCAAGGCCCAATGCGGCCAAATCAAGATCGTCAAACATGGTGTGTATCCCCTTGGGAAGGTTTGCGCCCGCCTTGCGGGCATAAAAAAAGCCCACCGCCTTGCGATGAGCCTGAAAACGAAAAACCCAGCGCGAGGGCTGGGTTATAAAATGAGCTTTTGAGCCTTCATGCTTATTTGCATGCATAGCCACGCCTGCGGTGCTTCCGCCAGCGTATATTGTTCAACTATCCTTAATGTCCACCACTGCAAAAACCAATGGTCACATGGTTCGTGTTTAATCACCGAAAATCTGTTTGAAAGTGTCTGTGTCCCGTTGACGCAGTTCGCCCAGATTATACTGATGCCCGGTTTTTGGATCAATAAATCGGTCCAATCCGTATTTACCCTCACTGTATAGCTTGTATCGAGCCTGGCCCAACCATTCCTTCTGGTACGCAGTGTCTTGGTTCGAGAACCCTTTACTATACGACGTTCCTGCATTGACCTGACCCACTTTCAGCCCGGCCTCTTCCCGTTGCTTCTTGGTCATGTCTGCCATGCTCCGGAACCGGTCGCTGCCGTCCCTCTTTTTGACCTTCAACGCCCGCAGGTATGGCCGGTTGCCGATCAGATCCCCGTCCAGGCTGGGCGCGTACTGACATCGACAGTTTGGGTGCAAGGTTGCCGGCGGCTTAGGCTCGTCGGTCTTATACACACGCCCATCAAGCGCTGCGCACGCCTTGCAGGTCCTGCCCTCCAGGCTGGCGACACGCACAACGTACGAGACACCCAGAGCTTCGTATGTCTGATCATAGGCACCATTTGCGATGTGGTTACGGCAAGTTCGAACGAACCGCTCAACGTCGTATTTGGCCGCCTGGACGACTCCATCGCGGTACTGCAAGGCTTTGGTCCCCCGCAGCGCCCGCACGATCTCTGGTGTTGTCTGCCCGGCAGCGATACCCTGCCGCATAGTAGCCAAGACCCGGTCTTTCTGGTCTGGAACGATCTTGGCCAGCATATCCTTGACCAGCTTGCCGGTCACCGGCTTCTCCATGGCAGCCTGCAATACCTGTTTCGGCGTCCGCTTGATCTTGGGAACATCATCGAAAGCCTGCGAAAGCAGGTCTTTCATGTAGTTGAACTCGTACCCGGCCATTGCCAAGGAGGATGCTGCCCACTCGGTGCTGATAGCCTGATCCAGAGCTGCGGCCCAGCCGTCAATCTCTGCTTTAAGCGCCTTCAATCTGCTGGTTGTATACTTTCCAGCCAGAAATGCTTCCATTTCCCCGGGCGCCAGATCCTCGAGCTGTTCAGTAAGCTTTGACGTCAGCTCCCGCGAAAACTGGTCAATCTTCTCATTCATCGCGTTGACCACGGACGTTGAGGCACGATATCCGTAGGACGCATGCTGGCTCAGTGCGTTAACAATGGCCTTTTGTGCGGCAACAAAATCACTCTTCTTCGTCATGAATCAAACCGCCTGGGTTTTCAATCTTGGGTGCTTCCTCGTCATACCCGTGCTCAGGCAGCTTTCCAGTGGTCAGATACTGCCAATAACTCTCCCAACTGATCCCGCCCGCGAGCACTGCCTGCTGGAGCTGGCCAAGCACCTGCGGGTCGATATCCGGAATGTTGAATTCAGGCTTGACCGCGAAGGTTACCCCTTTGGGATCCCGTCCGGTCCATTCTGCGGCGAAGCGCAAGGCCTGTTCGACCGCCGCAGCGGCTGTCTTTACAATGCTATGCAAAGTGGCGTGCTGGTCGTTTTGGCGCGATTGGCGTGCCTCGCCGGATTCGACCCCCGACATATCCATTACCTTGGCACCTGCCTCCAGGGCGGCATTCTTCTGGTCAGTCATTGCCGTTCGTACGGCCTCGATGCCAGCGCCTTGAAATTCAAGGTAGCCGCATTGCCCATTCTTGCCAAGGTCCCACGCTGCCGAAGGCCCAGTAACAGACAGATCTGTATCCTCATCCATTCCAGACACCCACGGCTGCGGGTGACTGGTTTGATGCAGAGCGGTAAAGTAATCAGCGCTCAATTGGTACGACTTCAGGGCGGCACGTCCCATGCTGAGCAAGGGGATTTCGTCCACATCCACGCTGTTATTCGTTGGCCCGCAATAGATCACTGGGATATATTTCAGCGCTCCGCGCCCGCTGTGCGCCGTCAGCAATGACCGCTCTTCCTCGATGACTTGGTCTTTCTCGTCCAGCACTCGAGTAATACAAACGCCATCATTGATCTCAAACACGCGGTAGACAGTCACCATTTCATGGCTGTAAATGTCGTTCAGATCCTTTTTCCGCGTTTCTCGAAAAACGGACAGGATCAGATCACGACGCCCACCTTGAATGCCTTCCGCCCAGTTCGTTGCACTGGTGGCCTGGTAGATACTTACATACGGGCGCCCGTCATCGTCAACATTCACCAGCAGCGGCACCCGTCCGTGGCCCATTGACTGGCGGACAACTCGCAAGAACAGGTCCGTCAATCCGAACCCGTCATCTGTCACGTTCTCGACCAGATCCTCCATGCCGCTCGGCAGCTTTACCTCTGGGGTCAGACGCGAGACAAGCCCCATCATGGAGCGTTGACTGTCTTTTACCCAGTGCTCATACTGCGCGCGCGCGGCATAGTTGTCGTACAGATATGTGTTTCCGACCGGGTCTTGCTTCTCGGCTTCTACCATACCAGACGGCTTCGGAAGATATTTCGTCGAACGTTTTTTAATTGCGGCCTCGCCGGCAAGCGCGTCGTCCATCAGTTGCCACTCTGCCAGGTGGGCATCGTATTCGGGATGTGTAGTGGTAACCGGCATTACATCAAGCCTCGTATAGTTCGTGTACCGGCGTTGAATCTCCGGATTGGGTAGCGTTGAACAATGAAGTATCCGCCGGCATCATTCGGGTGATCATAGTCACCCTTCTTGTCCGGTTCGCCCTTATCGTCATAAATCTGTCGTTCCAGTGCCTGAGTATATTTCGGGCACTTGTCGGTGTTCACCAGCAGCCGGCGCTCGCTGTATGTGTTGCAGAGCATCGCGTTCATGCTGTTGATCCGGTCTTTCACTGCTGGGTTGCTTGCATTCACACGTACGGTAAAGCCTGCCTTTTTCAGCAAGGCAATGTCCGATTCGCTGGCGTTATTCGTCTTGCGGCTGTCACCCGAGGCATCCGGATACACGACAATGGAATGATCCGGAAACCGTGCTTTCAGCTTTTCGATCATGGCCGGTGTATCAAACACCTCCATCACTTCGTCCACCGCCCTGGGCAGGTCTTCATCGCGCACGACGAATACCACGGCCGCCATCTTGCCGACGTTGAAGTCCATACCAACATGCAGGACATCGCCCTTTCTGATGACGTCCGGCGTGTGGTTCTTCCTACGGTCAAAGCAGTAGTAGATGACGCCGGTGTAATTCTCGAAACTGGCCTCGTATTCCTGCCGGAACGTTCGGGGGTCCATTTTCCGGCGGGCGACCTCGATCTCTTCCAGCGGCACATTGCCACCCTGGACCGAGGTATACAACCAGCTCTTATGGTCCGGCTCCCTGCCGTTCTGGCCGTCCAGATAGGTGTCGTAGCAGTGGTTGAAGCCCTTGGGTGTGCCTATCCGCAGCGCATGCCCGCCGACCTCTTCCACGCCGTCCACGACATATCTGCAGGTCGACAGCATCGGACGCAGTACTTCCTCCCAGGCTTCGTACGGGCAATCAGCCCACTCGTCCACCAGCACAAAGAACAGTCCGGATCCACGCAGGTTGTCGTAGGCATCCAGCCCGACGATCCGCAACACGTGGCCGGTCTTTAGCGTGATATGGCATTCCGACTCGTTGGGACGGCTCGCGCGCCAGCTGGGCGGTATTGCCTGCTTGAGCCGGCGCCAGAAAACCCTCTTTGCTTGTTTGAAGGTAGGAGCCGCGTACCAGATTTCATCCTCGACGCTGACATTCCACTTCATGGCCAGCCGGGCCGCCCTGCGCATCTCAGCCTTGCCAAGAAAGGTCTTACCGAACCGCCGGCCGCAAACTGCATCCCGAAACCGTGCCGCCTTTTGCCAGCCCCAGACGAAAATATTCGCCTGCTTCGGCGTCAGCTGGACTGGCGCGTCAAAGGATTGGCTTATCAGGGACATCTTCGTCTGGCTTCAATGTGAGCGTGTATTCTTCCGGTGGAACGCTCGGACCCTCCTGACCTGGTGGCTTGGCCGGATCAAGGCGGCGATTTACCCAGACGTCGCCCACTTCCTTGGCTGCCATTTCCAGCGTTTGCAGCAACAGATTCAGATTTTTCATCTGCTCAGCGGTGCCGGCCACCCGCTGAAGTGTGCGCAGTCGAAATGACCGGGTAGCAATGGGAATGCTCGCGGTTTCCTCTAAAAACCGCTTTCGTGTCTCTTCAAACAAATCACGCCATTTCCGGGGCACGTCCTTCCCCGAGGCTTTCGACGGGTCATATCTCGCCACATGGTTGCGCGTGATATCAATCCCGAACTCCTCTTTGACGTCCTTGCAGATCTGAGTCGGTCTGTCGTAGCAGGCCAGCGCTTGAACAATGAAGCGCTTAGCCGCCTCACTGAGCGTTGCCATAATATGAAATCCGTATAAGCCGGGTACAAATCATGCCGCCTTGAGCAGACAGGTACCGCAGGCCCTTGAAATGTTGGTTGTTGCCACCTCTGCAGGTCGTTTTGCAGCTTCCACAAGCCGGGCCACATCGCCAGACGCTCCGTACCTACGGACTACCCCGACAAACTCTTCAATGTCGTGCCCTCTTAACGCAAGCGCTGGGGATCCTGACTTTGTAAATTTCGGCATTCCGAATTCGTCGGTGTCCTGGCCAATGTGGTAAAGCTCATGCTCAATAAGTGCGCAGAACTCAGTATCACTACAGGTAGCGCAGTGCGTTGCGTCCAGCGTGATAATGAATTGAGGCTCACGGCCAAACCATTCATGTAGCTGCTGCATCTGGCGGGCCTTCTGCCATCCACTGGCGCGAATCATCACCTCTTCTGCCTGGCCGAGGACGATACGCCCTTTCTTGGCGAAGCCAGTCCGTGCCCATAGGTACGCGATATCGCCATATTGAAGGTGCTGGTGGTCCGCGTTGTGCAGCGGGCCGTCCTCGGCCAGAATCGACGCGCTCACCCATTCCCCAATTTCCAGGGCTGGTATCAGAAACGGCCAGCTGCTTTCGTCATTCATCCAGGCAACAGGCGGCACTGGGCGCGAGATATCGACTTTTGCCGCGTTCCCCTTCCTTGCCATGATTGTTCCTTGATGATTAAACGAGCCGGCGCGCTTCCAGCCATGTGGTGGCCTCAATGGCGCGCATTTCATGCTTCAGCTCAAGTGTTTTGCGGTGGCGCTTCCGATCCAGCACCTGGCGGCATTCCAAAACTTCGCCGGCCTCCGTCTGTCTTTCAATCCGAGTCTGGAGATAGAACGTTTTCGGTTTCTTTGATCTGCCCACGGTGGCCGCCCAAAACAAAGCCCCCGGAATCCAAAGACGCCGAGGGCTTTTACATGAAGAATGTCCAGAATCGTTACGCCAGACGCAATGACTCAGGCGTTATTCTCCCACATTTGCTCCCACTTTGACACCCCCCAAAACTCCCACTTTTCTTCCACATGTACTGGGAAGGCGCGTTGCCGCTGCTACCCTTGATTATTTGGACGCTACCTGATGATGCCAATTGCTCGAGCACCACGCGCGCCTGTTTCCGTGTAGCCTCCTTACTTCGCTTGTCAGCCGCACGCGGATTTGCGTATTTGACAATTTCCTGCATACGAAACGGCCGGCCCGGGAATGGGGCCATCAAGTCTATGATCCGGTCAGCCAACTTCATCTTTGTCTCCAGCTCGTCTCAATCTCAATTTTCATATGCTCCAGGCGGTTGCGGTACCGGTGCACCGACATGGCCAGCAGGCGAGCGGCCTTCTCATGGCGTTGGTTTTGGTTCATCCCTGAAAAGTTCTGACGCCGGCGGGTATATTCGTATTGCAGGATTCTCTGATCGAGCAGGCATTGCTTGCGATAATACATGTCGACATGTGCATGCATTTGCCAGTTGATAGGCTCCACGCAGTCGATCTCGTCAAGCTGATCCTCCTTGGCCATGGCCGACGGTGTTTGATATTCGCCCTCTGCCGATGCACACCGGCGATGCGGCAGTGGATGCGGCAGCGGGCCATCCCATTCGCCCTTTGTCCATTGTCGTAAAAGCTCATCAGCGGTCATAACATCCTCAAACGGGTTCGCCGGCTTGCGGGCGCGGCGGATTGCAACAAGTTCATTCTCTTCAACTATCTTTGCCGGGTCTCGGTACATATGGCTGGGGAAAGCCATCAGATCGTCTCCCGTAAGGCGTCCTCTGCCTCGGAAAGGCCTAGGCCGTGATGGGGAACGACAAACTCTCCCGATTGCAATATTCGCGCAGCAATCTCGCTATCTGTAGGCTTGGTTGAACCCACAAAGTCTCCTGTAGCGAAAATTGGGACGGGATCGGACTGTTCACAGTCTTCTGGCTCCCACCTTTCCGCAGAATCTATGACCAAGTTGAAATACCAGTGCAGACCCCAGCCCACAAGAAAGGCCACAATCACCCAGAAAATGCACCACAGCACGGTCGACATCATCTCGCCACCTCCTGGCCGGTTGAAAAAACTTTGATAATGGTTCGCGGATCCTCCACGTACAGCTTGTGTACGCTCAGGGCGACGACTTGGCTGTCATCACGGAACACGACCCCGTTCATGCCGTCCAGAATCGATTTGGCGCAGTTGTCCAGATCAGGGCGCGACACTGGCGCTATGACACCGGCTTTTGCGAACTCTTGGCGCTTTTTGTTCCAGGATGAAGGGATCGGTACCCCAATTGATATTTCGACGCGCAACGGCTCGGTATTCATGGTCAGTTGGCGCTCACGCATGGCATCGTCCGCGCGCGATTTAACCAAGTTCTCGAAAATCACGGTCTTGTCCGGCGTTATCGCCATGGGTATGCACGTCCCTTTGACACGGCGACGTACAACACGCGGCCGCCCTTTCGGTACCGCAACCCCTGGTACGATGAATTTAACTGCGAAAAGTCCGACGTCTATAGCCATAATCCCTGTTCTCCCCTATTGCCTTTTTTCCATTGGTCTTTCACGTCATCCTGCAGCCTCGCGAGAGCCAGCGGGCCACGCGTGCGTTGAATCCCATTGAAGAATGCTCTTCGCTGTTCCTTGGTCTGCATGCCCAGTACATGCCGCACTTCGCAACGATGCCTGGACGTTTCTTGATCCGTCATAATTTGATTCCCAGCCGTTCAGCAGCTTCGCAGGCCATTCTCCAAGATGTCGGGCTGACGTTCTTTTGGCCCTTCTGGAGAATCCGGTGAATCCATTCCGTATCGCCCCTGTCAGCGGCATCGACGCGCACAGCATCAGCCGCCTTCGCAGCAAGCTCCGGATTGAACTTGAACTCATACCCCAGCGCCGGCCGTTCTGGCGGCGTTATCTGCTCATCGCGGCTTGGTGTTTGGCATGCCTTGGCGAACTCAGGAAGGCCCGGCGGCCATTCGTACATGTCCAAGCAGTTTTCCAGTCCGCGACTGATCAGATTCGGTGAAATGTTGCGCTTCATCAGACCTTCCGACCACGTAACACGCCAGTTCTCAATGGCCACATCATTCGGAAATTCCTTGGTCCATTTGCTGAGGTACATGCCCGCCAATTTGTTGAACAGATGATCGATCAGCGGCACACCGAGCACAGGATGGACTTGGCGCCAGGGGTCTGAGTTAGATGTCGATAATTTCATGGCCATTTCCTACATTTCCGTTGACGTACCCTAGCGGGTCGAATTTTGCAGATCGCTGGGGCGTCGGGTACTTTGCCCGCTGGTTTCGCACCCAATTGCGCCAAGTTGCCGCCCAGTCGAGCTTGCGCGCAGCTGCCCCAGCCTTGGCGAGCCAGAAGTCTTTGAAGTTGTCACCCATCGTGCGTACGTCCCGAGGCGCAAGATCCGAACGTTCGTTCAGCGCCCAGGCAATCCAATCGTCAGGCAATTCAAAATCAGGACTGAGCCTGGTGCCCGTAGATTTTGGTTTTCCAGTGGGCGGAGCCGACGGCGACGCATTGGCTTTTTCTTTTTTCTCTTTTTCTTCTAATTGGTTAATGGTTAATGGTTTATGGTTATTGGTTAGGGTTTCATTCGCTTTGGTTTCGGTTTCCGAAATTAACCCACTGGGTTTTTCTGGGTTTTCCGAGTCCGTATTACCTTGATTTTCATTAGGTTTTGACTTTGGCGGCCTGCCACCCTTTTTGCCGTTCTGACGGTTTTTCTCAGCTTTTTGGTGGTATTGCTCGATTTCATCGTCACACCGCTTATGCGAGTACCCATCTTCAGTGAGTTCAAAAAAGTCTTTCAGCACATCAATTACGGCCGATTGTTCCTCTTGGGTTTTTGCTGATAACCGACGGTAAACCCACTGGGTTTCTTTGGGTATTGCCTTTTCCTCCATGTAATAGAGGTCAAGCAGCTGGCGATATATGCCGTGCTCGAGCAAACTTAGATGGGAGGTATCACGTCGGTAGTCCCCGATGTGGTGCTGGTAGTAATTCATGCAGCCCTCTCTAAAAACTGACGCACGGCCTGCGACACCTGGCGCTCTGCCTCATCAGGCCAGAGCCGCCGGCGTTGCATACCCGTGCGAAACTCCTGAAGCCATTTCCATTGAAGGGCCTCAGATGTTGATTTGTCGTAAATGCCGCCCTGGTCCAAAAGTCCGTGACAGCCATGGGCGCCGACGGTTGGGGCACAGAGCGGGAACATGAATGCATCGGATACTTTCGTAGCCATGCCTTTGCCCAGACAGGCAAGATTCATATGTGCTGCCTGGGAGCGGCCCGCAATGTTGCAGTTGATGCAGGGCATGCTGGCCACTAACCGGCGATAGGGTTCAGAGCGCCATTTCTTCTCGGGTTTTGGATGGCCGATCATGCGTTGAACTCCATCAGGATCTGTTCCATGGCTTCGTATGAGTTCCGAACATCCACATGCGGCCAGAGGAAATGCAGTGCGTGCTCAGTGCGCAGATAACTCATCACACTGGTGAACACTTCGCCGAATTCGATATCGTCCAAGGATTCGTAATCGATTGATTTCGGGTAAGCAGTCAACACACCTGTGAACGGATGTGGCACATACTCGACATGACCAGCACCCATTTCTGCCCACTTGCGCATAGTTCTGTCAACGGTGAAGGCTTCCTGATTCTCAAAAACCCGGCTGAGGATCCCAAAATAAAGCCGATGGAACTTTGGCGAGCGCGGGAATTTGTAGCTAATTGCCATCGTGTCATTAGGCGCTAGTACCCCTAATTTCTTCTTGAAATGAGCATAGGCGCGCTTATCCTTATCGCTGACGCCGTCAAGTTTTCCCATCTCGTTAATGTGGACGACCATTTTTGCCATTATTCGGCCATCCCTTCCAGCCGCTGGGTAACTTCTGCAGCCGTGGTTTGCAGGATCCGCTGGGCATCTTTGACCACTTTAAGTTCCTGCCGGTCGACCTTGCCATCGGCAAGAGCAGCGTTTACCGTTTGCAAATATGTGCCGTTAGCAACGCCCAGGCTCACGACTTGCTCTAATACGCTCATATCTGATTCATGAACATTCGCATCCGGAGCTTTAACTAGTAGGAAACCGAACTCGTTGGCCAAGGCCTTTAAAGTACTGAAGTCGCCTGTAATTCCCATCACGCTGATGACATCCTGCAGCGTGGGTTTATGGTGTTCTTTGTTGACGTCGGACTTATTGCGAAGGATATCGGCTGACATCCCTACCCTTGGCGCCAGGGCCGCCGCCCCTCCGGGAAATCTGCGTACTGTGTGATGAAAGGCGTCGAATGGAGTCATTGTCTGCGGACCTCGAAAATAGACATTTTTTTTTGGCTCTCATTCGGTAACAATGCAATCTTGGAATACATGGAGCCGAACGAGGTTAAATATGGACATTGATGCTGCGTACTACATGGCCTTGAATATGGCCACCGATGATGAAGGTCTGATAAACGACTCTCTGGCCTTCACCTACTTCTACAAATTGCTGACCGGAGCCGAAACAGCCCCGGTCCTGCATTAGGGCGGTCATTTTCCAGATAAAATTGAAGCTCTCACACAACAAAATCTAAAAAGGAAAACAACCATGGAAGGTCTATCAAATGCGTTTCCAAACAGGGATGTCGAAAAGCAAATTTTGCAGCGCCTTCTGGAAAGCTACCCAAAGCAAGTTAACGTTCAAGGGTGGAAAGGTGAATTCCCAACGTTGGACAAAGAAATCAACTACCTTGACGCTCACGGACTTATTGTTGGATTGGTTTCGAAAGAAATCGGCGGCTCTAAAAAGGCTATAGCCGCTACATTGACGGAAAAAGGAATTGATTTTCTTGCTGATGACGGCGGGCTTTCTGCAATACTCGGCGTTGTGACCGTGAAGCTGCATGCAGACACAATCAAAGATTTGCTTGCTAAAGAGATCAATCATTCGACCTTACCCCCTGAAGATAAGAAGCGATTCCTTGATCGGCTTCGAGAGCTGCCCGCCGAGTCCACCAAACACCTTGTAAATACGCTTGTTGCAGAAGGCGCGAAGGCTGGTCTTCAACATGCCTCTTCTGCCAGTCAATGGCTACATACGTTGTTTCAGTCCCTGTGACCTTTTCGAACACGACGGGAGGCAGAAACTCAGCCAATTGAATTGAAAACTTCTCCGGAAGCCCTACGAGTCCCTCGAGTACCATTTTGTTGTTTATAAATACGATGGCATCAGGCCGGATTTGCATTGGAGGTCTCCTGAATACCCTTGGATCGAGAAAATTTTGTTGGTATAGGTTGGAAGATCGCGGGAAAGCGCAGCTCTAAGTACATTCGCCGAGCCTTTGGAATCCCAAGATCGCGCCACTCTGAAACGGATGGGCTTTTGATATTGAAGATATTTGCAACAGCGGAAGTCCCACCGAGCGCGTCGATAATTTGAGAATCAGGGTGCAATTTTTTAGGCTTCATACCTAAATATTAGGCGTTCCTTATTTTTATGTCAAGGCATACCTAATGTTATTTATGGTATTTTTATTAGGTTTTCCTAAATTGCGATCAAAATGAATACACTGCAAGATCGAATTTTTAGCGCTTTCAACGCTTTGCCGCCCGATAAACGGAAGAAGGCAAAATTAGCCGAATTTTGCGGTGTATCTGCGCCGTCTGTAAATGACTGGTTCAGCGGCAAAACAAAATCGATTAAAGCCAGGCCACTGGAACGCGCCGCTTTATACCTGAATGTGCGCGAAAAATGGCTGCTTGAAGGCGCAGGCCCTAAAGAACGATTAGACAATAATGTTTTACCCGCAGTTGTCGGTGAACGACGCGTGCCCTTGCTGAATTACGTTCAGGCTGGCATATTTACAGACATCGGGACAAATTTTGATACAGAAGGGATGGAATACCTTCTCACTGACTTGGCCCTGTCGGATCGTGCATTTGCGTTGCAAATTCGCGGAGATTCTATGCTCCCCGAATTCAAAGAGGGAGACAGGGTAATAATTGACTGTGAAGTTGCACCACAGCCGGGTGATTTTGTAGTTGCTCAAAATGGTTCTGAAGAAGCAACTTTCAAACGATTTAAGCTGCTGTCTACGGGCGAGAAAGAGATATTCGAACTGATGCCACTCAATGAGAATTACCCTTCTATGCGTAACGATGAACACCGTATACAAATAATTGGCGTAATGGTGGAACACCGCAAATACAGGCGTAGAAGATAAGATCGTTTTAAAAAGCCTATCAGGTAACAAGATATGAAATTGGTAATAATCGCAACTGCACTGACCTATAGTTTGATCTCCGCAAATTGTTTTGCTTTTTTTGATTCAGATCTTGATCATGTAAAGGACCGCTTAAAAGATCCTTACTCAGCTAAATTCGAGAACGTAATTCGCCCTGCAAAGTCAGTTGTGTGTGGTCAAGTTAATTCAAAGAATGGCTTTGGCGCATATACTGGGCGAAAAAATTTCGTTATCGTACAAGGCATAGCTGCATTAGAATCGGAAGATTCTGGAGCCTTTCAAAAATACTGCGTAGAACTGCCGAAATGCATTAAATCAGGCACGTCGGAAAGCATTTGTCTCTTCGGGAAACCGCTGGAGAACCAATACAACAATGAGAATATAAAAAATAGCGTTGACCTGGCGGCCCAGGCCAAAGAGTGGAACGAACGACTTAAATTTACTGAATGGCGCTGCAAGAAAGGCGGACCCGAATGTGAAACTGAACTACAGGGCTGTCGTGATCTAGCTGAATTGGAAGAGCAAACAACTTGCTTCCATCGCGTTGGGAAGAAATATTAAACAAACCTATTCTGTCCATGACCTATCCCTCCCGCAAGCGCCCTCTTCGTAACAGTGAAATGTACCAGGCCCCACCGCCGGAATGGGCCAAACTCGACCTAGAACAGTGGCTGGAAAAAAATGTAACCGATCCGGAATTCAGGGAGTGGTATAGGCGGGCGACGGGGAAGGATGGCGAAACATCTGGGAATAACCTCTTTTTATAGGCTGGGAAGAATATGTATTTTGCTTATTTCGATGAATCAGGGGATCCCGGCTTCGAGAACTCACCAACGAACACTTTTGTGTTGTCCGCTGTCTTAATACACGATAGTAATTGGCTCGCCGCCTTGGATCAATCCGTCGCATTTCGACGCTTTCTAAAAGCGAAGTTCAATCTATCACCACGGTCCGAGATCAAGGCCAATTGGCTAGTTCACAATAAAGGCACTATAAAAGCCACTGGTCTTACCTATCCAGCCAGAATGGCAGCTTATAAGGCCGCTATGAGGTTCCAGAGAAAGACAGGAATATTCAAGACGTTTTCCATTGTCATCGTCAAAGATAGGATCAAGAAAACTAGCACAGATGTTCGCTTGACTGCGTGGCACTATGCGCTTCAAAGGTTGGAGCGTTTCGGAACCGAGCACAAAGATAATATTATGGTGATGCCTGACGAGGGTCATTCCGATCTTATCAAAAAAGAGCTTCGGAAAATGCGTCGGATCCATTACGTTCCATCCGCTTTCGGAGAAGACTACTTGGATAGAAAAGCCACCAATATCATTGAAGACCCTGCTGATCGGAACTCAAAAGAATCGTATTTCGTGCAATTTGCGGACCTCAATGCTTACGCAGCATTCCGCCGAGTATTCCCAGGAAATAATTTCAAAGAAGATATTTGGGATGAATTGGGGGATTCTATCGTTAAAGAGGTAAATCGACTATCCGGAGGACCGCCGGGCATTGTAATTTGGCCAACCGCTTGAGAGCAATAGAAAAGCCCGCACTAGGCGGGCTTGGGCGGAGGTCCTAATACCGGCCAAAGGACCGGGCTCAGACTCCATGGCTTAATAATACTATAGTGTTGCATTACTTGCAACTTTTATAAAAAACCTGTATTAGGGCCTACTAAAAACACTATTGACTCCCACCCGCTCCGGCGGGTTTTCTTTTGTCAAATAGTACCCTTCGGGTAATGAATACCGACCCGTATTAGATCGCCGTCCTTTATCGCCACGTGTCCCATATCAGGCCAGCCCCAGGCTTTATTAAAAATTGCGTCCAGTGCTGGCGCCCCCATATCGAATTCTTCTTCGTGCACAACTATTGAACCTCCCTGTTTCCTGTAGAACTTTGCATATTGGACTTTTACAGTCGGCTCCTCATACTGCCCCACTAAATTCTGAGCCTTATCGTTCACCCATTCCAAAAAGTTCATAGTCGCCTCCTTATTTGAACGTCAAGTATACCCCTCCCCAAAGCCACCCATTGATGTGGTTTTTTTTCGTCTCGACATAGCCTTTGTTACAAAATAAATTAGGTAAAACTAAAATTAATTAGGTTTGCCTATTGCAAACAAATTAGGTGTGCCTTATTATTCAGCTCATGGAATCACGAAACGGTTCCACCGCTCATTAACAAATTGCTCGATAAATAGATGCCCGCCGAAAGGCGTATAGGGTATCCAGCCCGACCGCATGCCGGCTGAAGTAAATGGCATGGAATCCCTACAGACGAGGAAGGCTGCGCATGATGGCTTGCGCGTATCTCGACTGCTGGGGAGCTGGGCAACCAGGCGCGAAGGACTGAAGGAACGCGTAAATATTCCGTTTGGAGACACTCTGGAGAAGACAGGGCGCTGTGAGCCGTCATTGAGACGGGTGTTAAGCGGCGTGACAGAAAATCGGAAAGCCTCTATATGAGGCTTTCTGCATCTTTGAGCCGCTTCAACGAGGCGGTTGAAAGATGTATTAACAGGGAGATAACAATGAACCGCACCGAATGGGAAGACCGGGTAACAGACCTGCTTGCCGACGAATTGGAAATTACACGCTCTGATGCCCAGGCCATCATGGAAGCAAACGAGGATCTGGTCGACGCTCAATGGGCTGCACAAGCAACACCTGAAACCGCCACCGCAGCGGTTAGCCTGGCTTAATCTGCCGCAATAGGCCGCTCATGTGAAGTACCAACAGGAGACAGCCATGTCAATTCTATCGTCCGTCGCTTGGGGACTATCAGTAATCGCTGTGGCTGGCCTTCTGACGTTTCTGTCGGCTGCGCATGATGCGTATCGACTGGACCGCGAAGAACGGTCTTGATGACGAATTTTCAGCACTTTGAGCAGTACGCCAGCCTGTAGGCGCACAGGCCCATGGGGGACATGGTGAAAGCCCCACTTCTCACATGAACAAGGATTCCAGATGAATTGCAACTGCATAGATGAACTGCAGACCAAGATTAAGGATTTGGTCCAGCAGAAGATTAAAGCGCCTATCAATGATGTGACTTGTATGGGTAGCTCCTTTGTTTTGTCAAACCCACCGTACATGGCTTTGACAATCCCGTTTTCGGTGCGCGCCGACGCCCCAGGGTACCGTAGTAAAACCGGCAAGACCGTTCCCGTACATGCTTCATTTTGTCCGTTCTGCGGTGTGTCTGCCAAGCCCGCAAGCAAGGCCGCTTGAACTGATTTGCCGCGCTGGCCGGTTGTCAGCACCCTGATTTAAGCGCGCTCACCTCTGGGGGCAGAGGGCCGGACTTTCCAAACCGGCAGAGCGCGCTCCAATGAGGGTGCAGTAAAGCAGGTGCGACACATCTAGGCACGCGATTTGTAATCCGTAAACCAAGGAACCACCGGGTGCATGGTGAATCCCACTCGGCCGATGTGTCAGCCTGTCATACGGGTCGCTACCGGCGCCCTCTTCAAAATGCTATAAAATACTGTTTATTTATACAGTATATTGCCATGTCATACGACCACAACCCCCGGAAACTGATAACCGACCGGGAGGGGATTATCGGGATTATCGAACAGGGGCGTCTTGATTCAGTGATCATCACGGCGGACCTGTCAGCGGACGGTCGAGCTGCCCTACAAAAGTTCCTTCGATATTATGTACAGGACAAGTACGGTGCAGGCCCGCTGCTGGTCGACTGGACTACCAAGGCGGAGGCGCTGCTGCGGCGCATTTCTGCCCTGAAGCAGGATCCGGTATTGACCGCCGAGGCGCATCAAACGCTTTCCGGTCAGGCCGAGGCAATGTATGTTCGGTGGCACTATTTTTACTGGTATGTCGAGCCAAAAGAAGGCGTAAAAATCCACCCGCATGACAAACAAGTATCAAAGCGCATTATTGCTGCTGGCTTAGAGGAGCACGCACGAACATTCGTACCGCTCCAAATGAGCACCAGGCTCTAACCCCCTCCCCGCTTCAAATTCTCGCCTAAACAGACTAGGCGCACGATTTCCAAGGCCGCACAGGCCGCATTCATTCACCTATCCAATCGGCAATCGGGTTGTCCCGGTATACCCCCGGGTGCGCGCCTTGGAAACCATCTATGGAGTAACCATGCATCTTGAACTGATGCCCCTGCGGCGGGCAGAAAAGTCGCTGCCCGAAGGCGGGCCGCTCAATGACAAACGTTTCGATCATCCACCGCTGCCAGAAATCAAGCTCACAGATGACCAGATCATGGCGCACATCAAAAAGTGTCTGGATGGCTCCCTCGATACTGCATTCGGGCGGGACCGCAAATTCTGGTCAAACGACCTGCGCGACATGATAGTCGAAGCGTTGGAAACAATCAGTGATGACGAGCTGTTCACCAAGCCAATCGGAAATGAGCCTCGTTTGTACCACCGCAAAATGGCGGTTGCCGATGTACGAAAATGGCTCAAAGATCAGGAAATACCTCTTGAATACCTCGAAGAGGAAGGGTTGATATGACTACTACAGAAAAAACAACAACTCCTTGGATTCGTTACAAGGACGAGCAACCGCAAGAACCGGGCCTCTATGAATGGCGCGTACCGAGCAAATCAGTGCCCGGCATGGTTCTGATCGTGGCCGCAAACATGCGCATGCGCGGCGCCGGTTTTGAAACCGTATTATCTCCCGAATTCGACTACTGGGACGGCTACCGCGTCCTTGTACAGTGCGATGTTCAATGGCGGGAAACATTGTTCATGCCACAGACTTACGAAAATACGCCGGCAGTATTGTCGATAGAAGGCCTCGACATTTCGCCGTGCTCTCACTGCCGAAAAAAACCCAGAATCAAGGCACATCAGACCTCAAATATGGGCGGAATAATTCTGAACCCCTGCCCTTGGAACCTCAACACCTGGCGCTTTAGTTGTTGCGCTTGGGGCGAAACACCCCGCATGGACGATCCGCGCGAGATTGAAAGGATCCGCCGCGCTACACGCGGTAGCCACGCGCCAGACCTGCTGGAGGCGATGCTTCTGGCACTAGAGTATTGGGCCGACAGGCAACAACGCTATAAGAACCGTAGCCCTGTGTGGGTTCAAAAAGCCCGAGCCGCAGTAGCCAGGGCAACCGGAGAAGAACCTTGAATAACCCTTTCTTTGTTGATTTGAATGCGTGTACTGCCAGAATCGATCCACAGCGCGGTGCGACCGGATATATCAAGCTGTCGATTTTTACCGAACAGGCTTATGACGAATCCGGAAACGTCGCCCACCGGGGCCAAGTGGCCGAGATCTATATAAAACCAGAACAGGCCGACGCGCTTGCAGACGCCTTGAGAAATGCGAGGGCACCATGAAGCGTAAACCAGAAATCGCCTACATGTGGGTGAACCCATACACCAACGAATATCACTTTGTGTACGAGCCACCAATGCCCAACGTGGCCAGAGCGTTTCTCGTATTCCTGGCCATCATGGTCATACCGCTCGCGCTGTCTTAAAAAGGAAAAATAATGTCAGAAGTCATCGAAAAAGAATCTACAGAGCTTGTCACTCTCCCGCCCCAGGAATCTGCGCTGGAACTATACAGCACCACAGGCGGCCTTGATCCTCTCATTCAACAGATCCGGGATAAGGTTGCAGGCACTGTCTACGACATGAGCACAGCAAAAGGTCGCGATGAATGTCGCAGCGATGCTGCGAAAATAGGCCGCTCCAAAACCGCAATTGAAAAACTAGGCAAGGCCCTTTCGGCGGAATACAAAGAGATACCCAAGAAAATTGATGCTGAGCGGCGCCGGGCATTCGACACTCTGGAGGTACTGCAAAAGCAGGTACGCCAGCCCCTCACTGAGTGGGAGGAAGCCGAGGAAGCGCGGGTTGCACTATTAAACGCAGCTGTCATGCGCCTCAATCAGTTCAGCGCTAACGCCAGCCCGCAGCTTGAGGCTGATGTGCTTCGCCGCATGCTAACTGACGTTACAGATACGATTATCGATGGTGCGTGGGATGAATTTGAGACGGAAGCGCACCGAGCCAAGGAGAAAGCCATTTTTGCGCTTTCTGAGGCACTTGCTGCCCGCGAGAAATACGACGCCGAGCAGGCCGAACTAGCGAAGTTGCGAGCTGAGGCCGAAGCCCGACGGGTCCAGGACGAAAAGGACCGCATCGCCCGCGAAGCCGCAGAAGCCGCAACTAAAGCAGCCGAAGCACGTGCACAGGCAGAGCGCGATGCGGCAGCAAAGCGTGAGGCAGACGCAAAAGCCGCTACTGAACGCGCCGAACGAGACCGTCAGGAAGCCATCGAACGCCAGAAACAAGCCGAGGCCCGGGCTGAATCAGAAAAGCTGGCTGCAGAGCAGCGGGCAAAAGACGCAGCCGAGCGCGCGCGCCAGGCGGAGGTTCAACGCCAGGCTGACGAAAAGGCCCAACAGGAGGCTGAAGCCAAGCGCCGGGAAGCAGACCGCAACCACAAACAATCCATCCTACGGGCCGCCAAGGAAGCGATCATTGAGGGTGGATTGTCAGAAGACCAAGCTGTCAAAGTGGTCAAACTTATTGCCGCCGGCAAGGTCCCGAACGTTTCAATTTCATATTGAGGACATTATGAGCAATGTAAGCATCGTCGATGTCGTATACGGCGCGCGTGATGATTTCATGAGCGTGCAGTCGGATCCGACATTAAATTTCGAGCGGGAGGCAGGATTTGCTCTCCAGCAACTGCAGGAAAACGAATACTCGATGAAGATCGCTCGCAGCTGCAATGCGAGCGTCATTAACGCTGTGGTGAATATCGCCGCAATTGGTATATCCCTGAACCCTGCCAACAAACAAGCCTACCTTGTCCCTCGAAACGGAAAAATCTGTCTCGATATCTCGTATCGCGGCCTTATGGACTTGGCAATCCAATACGGCTCTATCAAGTGGGGCCAAGCCAAACTTGTCTATGAACAGGATTTGTATGAAAGCACCGGCATCGACACTGCCCCTGTGCACAGATATTCCCCTTACGTAAAAGATCGGGGAGCCTTGATCGGTGTTTATGTCACGGTAAAAACTGACGATGGGGATTATCTCACCGAGGAAATGAGCATTGACGAAGTCTATGCCATCCGTGATCGCTCCAGCGCATGGAAAGCATGGGTATCCAAGAAAAAGAGCTGCCCGTGGGTAACGGATGAAGGCGAAATGATCAAGAAAACGGTCGTAAAGCGCGCGTCCAAGTACTGGCCGAAGAATGATCGTTTGAATAAAGCCATTGAATATCTGAACACTGATGGCGACGAAGGCCTGCAGATCGATGGGAAGCCCGATTATTCTGACGTGCTCGATACCTTAATAAAGAACGCTCAGGGCTGTCAAACAGCTGAATCTTTAGCAAAGACATGGAGCGAGGGGCTTGCCGCAATTCAGGAAACTGGCGACATGTCCATTTACGAAAAATTTAAAGCGTTTGTATCCGCCCGAGGTAAAGAGTTGAAGGATCTCGAGAGCAAAACTGTGGAGGAACCAGCATGAGTTGTCTCATTTTTGATTGCGATCAAGGCAGCGAGGATTGGCACGCTCTACGGGCGGGCTGCATTACCGCCAGCATGTTTACAGTGGCCCGCTCCCGAGTTAACGGCCTGACAGAGCAACAGGCGAAGTACGTTGAGGCTATCTTAGCGGGCCGGACCGAAGCACGCGCGCGCGAAATCGCAGGGTATAAAACAGCCCCGCGCGCCGCGTCTATCGAAAAGGCGATTGCAGGTGAACCGGTAGGTGAATTTTCAGACACAGCCAAAAACTACGCTTTCAGGCTGGCAATTGAACGGATAAGCGGCGAGCCTCTGAACGAAGGCTTTGAAAACTGGGCAATGAAACGAGGCCACGAATTAGAGCCAAAGGCCAGGATGGAGCATGAGCGACAATCGGGCCTTATTGTAGAACGGGCCGGATTTGTCAAAACAGAGGATGGTGTTTTTGGCGCCAGTGCGGACGGCTTAATTGGCAAAGATGGTGGAAGCGAATACAAATGCTTTATTGATCCTGACAAACTGCGCCCATTCTATATTGATGATGACGCAAGCACGGTCATGGATCAGGCCCAAGGATGCATGTGGATTACTGACCGGGAATACTGGCATATCTGCCTCTACTGCCCCGCCCTGAAGAATATCGGCAGTCAACTGTGGTGGAGAGTATTCAAACGCGATCAAAACTACATCGAAAAGATGGAAATTGAACTCGTAGAATTTAAAAACCTTGTAGATGAATTCGAGGGCATATTAAGAAAACGGGCGCTGAGGAAAGCAGCATGAAGCGCTATCTCGCCTACCTGCTGGACGCCTCGGGCAATAAATTGTACTGGCTTGGCGCTAACCCACTACTTATGACACCGGACCGCAAATACGCGGTCCGTTTTAATTCAATCGAGCTATTAAACGTGGCGGTCGGTGATTTTCAATTTCTGATCGAACCAGTGGAGGAATGATGCGTCAATTTGGCAAATTATTTGCGGCCGCCTTATTGGCCGCTATGGCTCGTACCACACTGTTCTCACATGATGCCAATTCCGGGCGGCCAATGCATCGACCCATTTCACCATACCGTTACCGCCCCGGCAGGATCCGGCACCGAGGCGGAAAACTCGCACGCAAGGCAGCCGCTGGCACCTTGACCAAAATTCACTATTAAGGAAACACCATGTGGTTTAAAAACCTATCTGTATACCGGCTTTCTGCCGATTGGAAAATCTCGCATGAAGCCCTGTGCCAGACGCTTGAGTCACGCCGGTTCGTACCCGGGAATACTACTGAAAGTCATTCTGTAGGTTGGGTGCCGCTACGCGAGAATGGCGAATTGGCCCACGCCTTCAATGGCCAATACCTGCTTTCGCTTCGATCAGAGAAAAAACTATTGCCCCCTTCGGTCATAAATCAGGCCACGCGCGCAAAGGCACAGGAAATCGAAGAGCAGCAAGGTTACAGGCCTGGCCGAAAGCAGATGCGGGAAATCAAGGAGCAAGTGACGGACATACTGCTACCGAAGGCCTTCAGTATCTATAGCGATACACGTATCTGGATCGACACCCATAACCTGTGGCTGGTGATTGACGCAGGCTCCGCGTCAAAGTCCGACGAAGCCATTAGTGCCCTGGCAAAGGTGATTGATCCCCTGCCCCTTAAAAGCCTGTACACAGAACAATCCCCTGCTGCCGCTATGACCGAGTGGCTGCTTGCAGATGAGGCCGCAGCGGGCTTTTCTATTGATCAGGACACGGAACTCAAGTCATCCAGTGAGAACCGCGCCACGATCCGCTACACGCGCCAGAGCGTAGAGGTGGAAGATGCCCGTAAGCACATTCAGTCCGGCAAACAGTGCACAAAGCTGGCCTTGACGTGGTCTGACCGAATTTCGTTTGTGCTCTCCGACAATTTGATCATTAAGCGAGTGCAGCCGCTGGACATTCTGCGCGAGAACCAAGACGTGTCATCAATGGATGAATACGAGCGATTTGACGCAGATATGACATTAATGACGGCAGAGCTGGCCGGCCTGCTGGCAGCCATTGTCGAAGCGCTGGGAGGCGAAAAGCATGACACACGGCCTAATCGAGGTTGAAGAAGCACCAGTCCAATATCGGACCTATACCGTACACAAGATCGCCCCCAGGGCATGGCATTACCGCCCTGGGGACACGATCCGCCTGTTTGACGATCATCGGGATCACGTCATCGTCAAATCGATCTGGACGGGCAAGCATTGGCTGCTTAATTCCGACGTGATCATTTCTAAAGACACGCTTATCAATATCTCACCACTCACGTGGGATGACTGGTGGCGCCAACTGCATGAGGATTACCATGGCATCAGTAAATAAAGTTATTCTGGTTGGCAACCTAGGCCGAGACCCAGAGGTTCGCTATTCACCCGATGGAGCAGCCATCTGCAATGTATCCATTGCCACCACATCAAACTGGAAAGACAAAAACTCAGGAGAGCGCCGCGAAGAGACGGAATGGCATCGCGTGGTGTTCTATAACCGCTTGGCCGAAATCGCAGGTGAATACCTCAAGAAAGGCCGCCCGGTTTATGTCGAAGGTCGCCTGAAAACTCGTAAGTGGCAGGACAAGGACACTGGCGCGGATCGCTTCTCAACAGAAATCGTGGCAGATCAGATGCAAATGCTCGGCGGCCGTGAATCTCAAGGCGGCGGCGATTACGACGATGGCGGGTTCTCGAATAACTCGGACAATCAGCAGCCGCAGCAGCAACGCCAAGCCCAACAACAACCGCAGCGTGGCAATTACGGCGGTACCGGTCAGCAACAACGACGTCAGGCACAGCAGAACAGTCAGCCACAGCGCCAGCGGCAACCCGCCGCGAACATTATGGACATGGACGACGACATACCGTTCTGAATGAAATGAAAAAGCGAAACAAACGGTACCGGCCCAAGCCGGTGCGGGGGAATATGTTCGTCGCGGGATACAGAATCCTGTACCCACTCGAAGCCATTCTGCAGCAAATGGAAATCGACGGAACGATTGAATCTACGCCAGACGGTCGTGCGGTCTTCGATGATGGCGAAGAGGTCTACGAGGTGGTACCGGCTTTGAATGGCTTGATTCACTGGCTAGAACTGTGCGCCAACCAAGCCTGCGCGCAGGTGGATCTATCCCCGCTCACCCAGCTCAAAAACCAGCTTAACTATCAGATGCCTATCACAGAGGTCGTTTTCACCGCATGCAAGCGGTTAATGCCCACCCTGCGCCGGCTTGTCTCCCTTATGCCTGCCGACTTGGCCCAAAGCAACATGCGAACGGTCCAGATCAGCAGTTACATGCCCACGGAAACCTGAAATTGATCCCCTATATCGAGTATCTGATCGCTGTCCTGATTTACGGCTCAGCGGCGGTTTGTATTGGCGTCGCCGCAAATATCGTTGTGCTCTGGCGGCACGACCAGAAAATAAAAAAGGAACAAAATGCTTACCCCTCAATACACTCTCGGATTGCATAGTGAACTTGTAATCGACCTGTTCGCAGGCGGCGGCGGTGCTTCAACCGGAATTGAGCTGGCAATTGGCCGGCCGGTAGATATCGCCGTAAACCACGATCCGGAGGCCGTAGCCCTGCATACGGTCAATCACCCGCAGACACAGCACTATGTCAGTGACGTGTTTGAAATTAACCCCCTCATGGCGACGCGAGGAATGCCGGTGGGCCTGCTATGGGCCAGCCCAGACTGCAAGCACTTCAGCAAAGCCAAAGGCGGTAAGCCGGTGTCCAAGCGGATCAGGGGTCTGGCTTGGGTTGTGGTCAAGTGGGCCAAGGCCGTCCGCCCGCGCGTGATTGTGCTTGAAAACGTCGAAGAGTTCCAAACATGGGGACCGCTGACCGACGACGGTATGCCGTGCTCCCAGCGCAAGGGTGAGACCTTCGAAATGTGGAAGGCCCAGTTAAACGCACTCGGCTACCGCATCGAACACCGCGAGCTGCGCGCCAGCGATTACGGTACGCCGACCATCCGCAAACGGTTCTTTATGGTAGCGCGCTGTGACGGCCTGCCGATTGTCTGGCCGGAACAGTCCCATTTTGCCAAACCGGTCAAGGGTCAGAAAGGCTGGGTGCCTGCGTCGGAGATTATCGACTGGTCTATCCCTTGTCCGTCGATCTTTGAGCGCACGCGGCCCCTGGCAGAGGCAACATGCCGCCGTATAGCCAAGGGCGTCATGCGGTACGTGGTGAATTCGACGAATCCGTTCATTGTCAGCATAGCCAACTGGTCCGGCGAAAGCATGCGGTCGGCCGACGTCCCCCTTTCGACAGTGACTGCGAATCCAAAGGGCGGGCATCACGCAGTTGTAATGCCGACTTTGATTCAAACAGGTTACGGAGAACGCGCCGGCCAATCACCGCGCGTGCCTGGCATTGAGAAGCCGTTGGGTACAGTAGTCGGCACGCAAAAACATGCTGTTGTCGCTGCATTCATGGCGGCCACAAGCGGTCCAGCATACAGCCAAAAGGCTCGCAGCGCAGAATCCCCCTTGAATACGATCACCGCCGACAGCCGCGCATCCGTCGTAACCGCTTTCCTCGCCAAACATTACACCGGCGTCGTCGGCAGCGATCTGGACGACCCAATCGGCACTGTCACCAGCGTAGACCACCACAGCCTGATTACCGCCCATATCACGAAGTTTCGAGTTGGCAGCGTCGGAACGTCGCTCGACGAACCATTGCACACTGTTACCGCAGACGGAACTCCGAAAAGAGCGTCCACAGGCAACACAATGGGCCTGATTACCGCGAATCTGATCCATATGGGACATGGCGAAGGCAAGAACGGGGGCAAGCGCTTCAGTCACGGAGTGCGGGATGTCGAACAGCCATTAAATACTGTTACTGCAAGCGGCTGCCCTGCCGGCCTGGTAACAAGCCATCTGCTCAAGCTGCGCAATAACCAGTACGGCCAAAGCCTAGATGATCCCATGCCGACCCTGACTGCCGGCGGCGGCCATGTCGGAGAGGTGCGGGCCTTCCTGCTGAAATACTACGGCACCGATCAGGATCCGCAACTGAACGAACCGCTGCACACCGTTACCACGAAACACCGTTTCGGGCTGGTCACCGTCCACGGCATCGATTACCAGATCGTGGACATTGGCCTGCGTATGCTCACGCCACGGGAGCTGTACCGCGCGCAGGGTTTCCCAGAAAGCTACATCATCGACCAGAAATCAGACGGTACCCCATTGACCAAGACAGCTCAGGTGCGCATGTGCGGTAACAGCGTTTGCCCGCCGTTGGCGCAAGCCATTGTCGCAGCCAACTATAACGAGCACCAGATCATGAGGAAAATAGCATGATTCTCGATCCCTGCTGCGGCAGCCGCATGATGTGGTTCGACCCGCAAGACCAGCGATGCTTGTTCGGCGACCTGCGGCATGAATCCCATGTCGTCACTGACCGCACGCACCGCGAGGACGGCACCCGCGCAGTCCATATCCACCCAGATGCCCGCATGGATTTCCGCGCCTTACCATTCCCCGACAACACTTTCTACCTGGTGGCTTTCGATCCGCCACATCTTGTCCGTGCCGGGCCGCGCAGTTGGATGGCCGCCAAGTATGGGAAGCTGGGCGCGGACTGGCGCGAGGACATGCGCCAGGGCTTCGTTGAATGCTTCCGCGTCCTGCGCCCCGGCGGCACGTTGGTCTTCAAGTGGAACGAAACCCAGGTGCCGCTGGCAGAAATCTTGTCCTGCACAGACCAGAAACCCCTATTTGGTCAGCGCATGGGCAGACAGAACCGGACGCACTGGATGACATTTATGAAGGAAATAGCATGACCCTCGAAAAACTCGATGAACTGTATGCGCTGGCGAAAGCTGGATTGGGGCACCCCCATAACGAAGCCATACTCGATTTAATCCGTGACAACAAATCCCGTCGCAACATGCTCGACATGGTCATCAATTCGGTTTGCGCGGCTCTTGAACGTGCAGGGGTTACTGAGGTGGACGATCCCGGCGAGGCCATTGATGTGCTGGTCGCTGATAAAGACGCGGAAATAGCGCAGCTGCGAGAGGCTTTGGAGGGAGTCATAAGAGTGGCCGACCGGAAGACCGTAGAGTTTGATGCGGCCCACGCTGCGCTGAATAAGGAGTCGAAATGACAGAACAATACAAACTAGAGCCGACCGATGATGAAATACGGAAGGTCGCAGAGAAGCACTACGGCACATGCATGACCGCGCAGGAATTAACGTTTGCTCGCGCTATCCTGGCGCAATTCACTCAGCCAACCCCTGACGAATCCGATAACTCAGAAGATAAGTGGCGTGACCTGGCCCTGCAATTTGACGAACACCGTATGCAGGCCATTGGCTGGCTTCAAGTCTGCTCAGATCGGCTCCCCGAACGTACAGCAGAGGTAATTAAAGAGTTTTTGAAAGCGCCCCCTCTGCACGGCCAGAAAGTGCTTGCAAACCGGATTGCAGCTATGTGCCCAGCAGTACAGCCCAGTGCCGAACCGTCGCACAACGAGCAAAACCTTGCGATGGCTATAAAAAAAGTGGTTTCATCTGCACGCCGCCACCTTGACCCGACCCTGTATCCCGCAAAACGGGCTGAAGAAGCATGGGCACTAGTCCAGCGCCTAGGGCTTGAAGGATCGGCATTGCGTGCGGCAAACCTACCTGGCGATAGTGAAATAAATGACAGCCAGCAACGGATACTTGATGCAGCGATGCGCTGGGCAGAGCAGCGGGAAGTTGGACCGACTCCAGCGAAAGAGGCGTGGCGCTCTCTGACATTGAGGATCCAGGCAGAGTTGAATTACACGGCAGCATGTGCAGCCATTGATGCACAACCGAGCGATACGGAAAAGGATGCGGCGCGGTATCGGTGGCTACGGGACAGAAACGACTGGCATGCAGAGCCTAGACTCGACGAAGAAGACGGAACGATATGGAAGCTGACGTTTTACACACCAGCTCCAATCATTGATCCGACTGATGACGATAGTCTGGACGTAGCCCTTATCGCCGCAATGCTTGAGGACGTTTGCAGTAGCGCCCGCCAGGTCGCATCCCAGCCAGCCCAGCCGATCGAGACGAAACCATCAAATACGGGGTGCGGTCACGTTTTCCCCAGGCCAGACGGAGTAAGAGCGCGATGCGGCGGGCCAGGTGTGTGCTCTGCATGCTCAAAGGATGCCGCACGCGAAGCAGCTATGCAAGCCGACAAGGAGAAATAAAAATGCCGATGACAACTGGACGAATCGACCGAACCGGCACAATCGTATTTCACGACGCCAGCCTATCAATTTGGGAGGACGGTATCAGCGATGCTCGGAACGCCGGCGGGCATGAAGGGGAACGAAAATGGAAGCGCCAGTTTAAGCGCGACGTGTTTGCGAGAATTGTACAAACCCTGAATCGCCTTGGTTGGGTGTGTAATCTGCCTGAGATTCGTCCGCATCACATCAAGCACTACGGCGGCAATGTCGCCAGGTGGTCAGCTGAGAGTAAGCGATATTGCAGCAAAGGTGACTTAAAAGCCGACTTGTCCATCAGCGGGCGCTGCATCGATCTTAAGTTTTTCCAAAATGTGAATGCTCCCGATAGACCCGATCACGAAGGCAGATATCAGAGCGACAAGGAAAAGCATATGCCATATTTGTTGCGCTTAGAAATGGAACGAACGCGTCGGAAAGTCCTAAATTATTTGTCCCACGTCTTCACCGACTACACACTAGGCCGACAGAAGATTGCAAGCCCTAACCCCGATCCGCTGGTTTACTTTAACGACGCGTGGGATGGCGAGTATGAGAAACGACGTGGCACCCATCGATTTAATCGAGGCACCGACGGCTGGCCAAGCGACAAAGAACTGGCTTCGTGGAGCCGAAAGGACAAAGACGGAGCAATTCTGAATCATGGTGATGTCCGTTGTATGCGCGACCGCAAGGGCCGTTTGCTTCGTGGCAGCGTATATGGAGGAATCAACGGAATGTGGATGCTTGTATATGGCCCTGACCAGCGAGATCATACCCATGCAAATGCCGGTGAGTTCTTCACGTACCGTCCCGGCGAGACGCCACGAAAAGTGGTTGATCAACGTCTGCGTCGTAAGCGTCTTGAAAATGAACTATCCAAGGCAGTCACAGGTATGAAATTTGAACGTGCTGCGGTACTTCGAGACATCCTATTTCCGAACAATCCTGCATTGTTTGTTGTCTGGCACAAAGGCCATCAAGCGTTTCACAAAACGGGCTTTAGCGGCTATACATCCGACTTAACCCAGGCCGGAAGATTCACTGCCGATGAAGTCCGAGGTTGGAACGACCATCAAAATGAGGTGCGGCCGCTGAACCCAGAAAGCTCAAGTAAAGCACATAGCGAAAAGGATACTGTATGCCTGACATCGTGAAAGAACGCCCTCTGCTATTTAACGCCCCCATGGTCAGCGCCATTCTGGACGGTAGCAAGACGCAGACGCGGCGGATTGCGAAAGGCGTGGTAGCGCGTCACGCTCGGACTGGCGAGGCGCTTTCCGGTCTGGACAGTGCCGGGCCGCGAGTGTCCTGCCCCTACGGCCAGCCCGGTGAGCGCATTTGGGTGCGAGAAACCAGCCGCGCCGAAGAATTACCATCAGGCACGGACGGGGTGCGGTACTTTGCGGATTTGGCCTTTTCGGAAATTGAAGATACCCGCAGCGCCGCCGACGATTGGCTGAAAATGTATAGTTACCGTGGTAAGCGTGGTGCTACAGTCCCGTCCATTCACATGCCACGCTGGGCCAGCCGCATCGACCTACAGATCAAGTCCGTGCGCGTGGAGCGCCTGCAGGATATTAGCGAGGTAGACGCGAAATCCGAAGGCGCGGATTGTTTAATCATGGACAACTGCACCCAGGCCGAGCGGGCATTGTTGGATATGCCCCTCATGGAGAACGGCAATCCCTATCGAAACGGTTTTGCTTTGTTGTGGGAAGCCACCTACGGCCCCGGATCCTGGGCGGCTAACCCGTGGGTCTGGGCCGTTGAATTTGAAAGGATAAAGCCATGAAGGAAGTAATCGTGGCCGCTGCCATCCGGCATCCAGATGGGGAAATCTATGCGTTGCCTGCTCCCGCACGTCATTGCCACGTTATCCAAATGATGCACGAAGATAACGGGCGGAATGGTGAACACGGAATCAACACGCAAGATCAGGGATTTCTGACCAGTTACGGCAGGTACATTGATCGTGAAGACGCTGCAAAATTAGCCGACCGTGCCGGGCAGTTCAAGGTCAAGTTTAGCCGCCCCCCCACTTCCCTATTCTCGGAGGATATATGGTAACTGACCAAATGCTGGCAGACTTCGAAGCCTGGTACCCGCCCCCGGGCATTCCGATTACCCGCGAGTCTGCGTGGGAGACATGGCAGGCAGCCTTTGCAAAGGTGAAGGAGCGCATATCTGAGGCCGCCAAGCCAGTCGGCTGGGCCACATTGAACCACGACGACACCGGCTTTGTCTGGCTCCACCAGCACGAAGTGCAAGCCGATTGCCAAATCCTGCACACAAGGCGCGGCATGCGGAAACAACGGATTTATATTCTACCGGAGGCAGAATGACCCTACCCTACGAAAATGCCAGCAGCGGAGGCAAAGCCCTGTCGGACCTGAACACGATTCTGACAAAATTCGGCTGCACGCGCTTCGGTACTATGACAGATATCGAAAAAGGCGAGCTACTGGTTCAGTTCTCATACAAAGGCAGGGATGTTAGCGCTCGGGCCAGCTATCGGGGCTACGCGGTGGCTTGGCTCAAAGAACACCCGTACACGACCCGTACACGGATATCGAAGCAGAAACACGAAGAAAAGGCGCTGGAGCAAGCTAAGATCAGCGTCTGCTCGATTCTTCGTGACTGGGTCAAAGGTCAGATTATGGCTGTAGAGACAGGCATCCTAACCTTTGAGGGCGCGTTCCTTGGGCAGATACTGTTACCGTCGGGAAAAACAGTGCTCGAAAGTGTAAACGGAGACAATTTACTAAACTTCGATGAAAACAGGTAGCAGTGCGAGGCTCAATTTTGGGCGCCTAAACTTCGGAGCAATGACTTCAAATCGAACGCGATGCTTCTACATTCAACTTCCAATTTTTCGATTTGTTCCTTAGCAAATTGAGGATACGGAAGAATCTCTCTGGCCGAATCTATACCGATGTGCACTAGTTGTATCTTTTGCGGCCACATGGATAAATACACCCGTACATTATCAAGCCGTTCCAGTTCATTGGAATCAAGATAATCTGAAATGGAGATGTAATCAATTTCGAAATGCTTCCTCATACTAGCAAGTTGCACACCCATTGAATCCAAATGTGATTTGTAAGCTCCTAAAAAATCATCGATTTTGTGTGAATTAGCTGATATACCTAAGATGTGATAAAGCAGTTTTTCTCTCTCTAACCCGGCTAACAGTTCTTTTATTGGCTGACGCATCACAAGCAAGATTCCATTCCTACGCTTATTCGTAATCTCTTTATTCCGTTGATTCTCTCGATCCCAGGTCCTATGCGCAATATATACGGCTGATGCCGCTGCCAAGACAGAGCCTATCGCCCCTAATGCGGCAACCCAATCAAAAGCGGACGGATTAGATACTGCCTTAATATTTGAAATCAAAAGCCAGAGTAATGTGACAATTGCTCCGCCAAGGAAACAAAGTAAACCGAATGAACTATCTGACCTATCTTTCATATCTCTAACCTCATATTTTATTGAATTAATTTTATGCGAGATTTATTGTCCGCTTCTAATAACTGGAGCATACTTTATGCAATCGCCAAAACTGGAGGCTGCAATGGAACATCAAGACAACCCTGACATGATGCAACAGCTTTGGTATTTCTTCCAGCTGATCGAAAACAAATTTAAATCCGGCAATGGGATATCTGTCGAACGCATAACGATTACCAGAGAGGAATTTTTAAGGATATTCCCGGAGTTCAAAGACAAGATATGAATTTTCACCCCGACGACGTGCGGCGATTTCTCGCCACGTCCCAGAAATACCTGAACCTGCCTCCGGCGGGTTTTTTGTTGTGAGAACCAAATGAATATACTGACGTTATCGGATGAAGAAATCGAAGAACTGACTCAGCGAAAACACAGGTCGGCTCAGATTCGAGTTCTCAATCAGCTCAAAATCCCCTGCGCCTTTCGACCGGACCGCTCCATTGTCGTATTAAGATCCGCAGTTATGAAAACCCTTGGGCACGCCATTCCTTCTGGCACAAACGGGCCAAAGTTGCGAATATGAACAGACCACGTAAGAAAGACAAACATCTTCCCCGCTGCGTCCACGAAAAACATGGCGCATTCTATTACGTCAAGAAAAACAAATGGATGCCCCTCGGGAAAACCCTGTCAGAAGCACTGGCAAACTACGCCCAGCAGGTAGAACAACCCAGAGGCGGCATGGCCGGACTGATTGATAAGGTTCTGTCATACATCAAACCGACCATTTCCAAGAATACATATGACCAATACCGCCAAGCTGCGAAGCGGCTAAAGTTGATTTTGGAGGAATTCGCACCCGACCAGGTAATGCCGAGGCACGTAGCTGAAATAAAAGTGAGCCTGTCTGACACCCCGGCCATGTCGAATCGAATTCTGAGCTTCCTGAAAGTGGTATTTCAGTACGCTGTAGAGTGGCAAATGGTCGACGTTAACCCCTGCGTTGGAATTAAGCGACACAAAGAGGGGCGCCGCGAACGGTACATCACGGACGACGAATATATTGCCATTTATGAGCAAGCAGACGTCAGATTGAAGTCCGTCATGGAAATACTCTATCTGACAGGCCAAAGGGTCAGCGACGTATTGAGCATCAAGCGCACAGATATTTTACCCACAGGGATAGAGTTCACACAGAAAAAAACCGGAGCCAAGCTGACCTGTGGTATGACCACAGAGCTTCAGGAGGCTATAGACCGGGCGCTCGCCCTCCAGGGGGCCAAGGAGTATCCGACATTATTTGTCAGTCGCTACGGGCGCGTGCTCAGCTATGGAGGCTTGCGGGACACGTGGAGGGTCGCCACGAAGAATGCGAACGTCAAGGATGCCAATATCCACGATTTAAGGGCAAAGTCCCTTACGGACGCCAAAAAACAAGGAATCGATGCCACCGCACTGGCTGGGCACACAACAGCCCGGCAGACGGAACGGTACATCAGAAACCGGCAGTCTCCGGTTGTAAGCATACCGAAATTAAGCCCTGCCATGCGTCAGAAGATCGTAAAATAGCCGATTGAAATCCGGCTTATTTTAGACAGTCTAATACTGATGTCAGCAGAACCCAATAAACAAGCGGCTTCCGGCCACACTCCCATGATGCAGCAGTACCTGCGCCTCAAGCTTGAGGCGGGGTCTGTACTGCTGTTCTATCGTATGGGAGATTTTTATGAAATGTTCTATGAGGATGCCGAGCAGGCCGCCAGGCTGCTGAATCTGACGCTCACCAAACGGGGAAACTCAAATGGCCAGCCCATTCCCATGGCAGGTGTTCCGGTGCATGCCATGGAAACCTATCTGGCGCGTCTGGTCGCCTTGGGCGAATCGGTAGCGATCTGTGAGCAGATCGGCGATCCGGCTACAAGCAAGGGCCCCGTTGAACGCAAGATCGTGCGCATTGTTACGCCCGGCACGCTCACCGACGAAACCCTGTTGCCTTCCAAGCTGGACCGGCCCCTGCTGTCGATTTTTCTGCCACCCAAAGGCAAGGCGCCAAAATACGGGCTGGCCTGGCTCAACCTGGCCAGCGGCCAGTTCAAAGTCACGCAATGCGACAAGGAAGCCCTGGACTCGGAAATTCACCGCATCGCTCCCGCGGAAATCGTGCACGCTGACTCCTTTACCCTTGAGACAAAATTTGGCGGCTCGATCAGTCACACTGCCGACTGGCATTATGATCTGAACGACGCCAACACCCTGCTTTGCCAGCATTTTCAGATCGACTCGCTGGGTAGCTTCGGCATGGCCGATATGCCTGCCGCCACTTGCGCTGCCGGCGCGCTGCTGCGCTACGTGGAACGCACGCAAACGCAATCGCTCTCGCACGTCCAGCACATCATGGTCGATCATGCACTGGATTATCTGGTGCTTGATCCGGTCACGCGCAAAAACCTGGAAATTACTGAGACCATCAGCGGAGAGAGTC